TGAGCTAGGAGCAATTGACAGATGATGCGCCTGCTGCTGATCCTCTGTAGCCTAGTGCTGGTGGGCTGTACTGAGCCGAGCATTCTCCGTGGTAGTGGAGAACTGGCAACGCCTCCTGCTGGTTACAGCAAGCTGTGCATTGAGCATCCTGAACTAGCGAGTTGTCCGAAATGAGCATCTCATTCAACGATCTGAAGCTGGTCAATTCCAAGATCAACATGCTGCCGTATTGCAGTGAGGTTGAGGATGATTGGAAGCCTATCGTCACTGAGGGGGATTGCGACAGCTATGCCACAGCCAAGTTCGAGCGATTGGTTGATATGGGATGGCCTACCAACTTCCTCAGACTTGCAACATGCTACGTCGAGACAGGCGGCTATCACGCTGTCCTGCTAGTCGATTGGGACTCCCAGACGTGGGTGCTGGATAATCGTCACCAACTACCGATGGAATATGATTTGTTGCCTTACAAATGGCATCTCTTGCAGGTTGCAGGAACACAGAACTGGGAGAAAGTTGCATGAGCACTTCTGGCACCATCGCGACAACCTCAATAGACACAGCGGCGGTCGTAGAACATGCGTTCCGTCGCTGCCGGGTGCTGCCCTCGGCCCAGACGCCGGAAACGGTCTTGATCGCCAAAGAGAACCTCTACCTGATCCTCTTGAACCTATCCAATCGCGGATTGAATCTGTGGGCTGTGGAGAAAGCCTTCATCGGGCTGAACGTCGGTCAGGCGACTTACGCCACGCCATCGGGCACCCTTGACGTCCTGAACGTCGTGTATTGCACACCGACGTTGGTCACCAACACCTTCGCGGTCGGTGGCAACGGCGGCACGGCGACCTTCGCCTCTTCTGACATCACGCGCATCGGCTTCACGGTTAGCACGAGCTACACTGGCGTGATGGTTCTCAGCTATTCCACGGACTCCGTCACCTACACAGTCTCGACAGTTCTCCCTTCCGCGACCTATGAAGCTGGCCAGTATTACTGGGCAGACCTCCCGGCCGCAGTCACTGCGACCAACATCGCTGTCGAGGGAACAGCGGTCGCTCCGATCGCAGCCATCAAGGTCGCCACCGTGACGGGCGAACTACCTGTGACGGCATGGAATCGCGACACCTACGCGGTGATCAACCAGAAGACGAAGCAGGGGCATCCTTCCACCAGTTACTTCTATGAGAAGAAGTTGATCCCGGAAATTACCTTGTGGCCTGTTCCGGACTCCACCGACAACCACCTGATGATCTATCGTCATCGGCAGGTTCAGGATGTGGGAACGCTGATTCAAACTCTTGAGTGCCCACAGCGCTGGCTGGACGGTATCATTTGGCTCTTGGCCGCAAAGCTGGCGTTTGAGCTACCGACCGTCGACATGGCGCTGGTTACGCTGCTTCAGCAGATGGCTGATAAGCAAGAATTCGAAATGGAGCAATCCGAAACCGATGGCGCGCCGATGTACATTCAACCCAACATTGGAGTGTATTCTAGGTGAGCCTTTACCTGATGCCCAAGAATGTCGGCGGCTCGATGGCTGTGGCGATTTGCTATCGCTGTCAGAAGAAGATATACGCCGGGGCTTTGAAGAAGGACCCGAACAACCAGAATTACTACTGCGGCGAGTGTGTCGATCTTTACGATCCATGGCGACTACCTGCTCGCCGCGCCGAGGACATTTCCGTGCAACACCCACGCACCGACGAAACTATTGAAGGAGGGCCGTGGTAATGGCTGAATCGCTAACCTACGCATCACTGCTCACCGACGTACAGACCTACGCCGAGCGGGATGATGATCCATTCGTCACCCAAATCCCGCGCTTCGTGATGATGTGCGAGAACCGCATCGCCTCGGAAGTGCGTGGCCTTGGTTTGCAGAAGTACGTCACCGGGAGCCTGAACTCCAACACCGTGGTCAAGCCGGAGCGCTGGCGCGAGACGATCAGCTTCAACGTGACCGTGGCGAGCCAGCGCGTGTTCCTCCAAGAACGCACGTACGATTACTGCCGCGCCTTCTGCCCAGACCCGACGATCACTGGAGTGCCGCGCTACTACGCTGATTACGAGTACGAGCATTTCCTTGTGGTTCCGACCCCGCCAGCGGTGTACGATTTCGAGTTAGCCTACTACGAGCGCCCAGAGCCCTTGAGCGACACCAACCAGACGAATTGGCTGACGCAATACGTGCCACAAATACTGCTTTACGGCTCCCTCCTCGAAGCGCAGCCCTTCCTCAAGCGTCCTGAGCGGGTGGCCGAGTTCCAAGCCCTGTATGACCGAGCCTTGCAGGGTGTATCGCAAGAATCCAGCCGCCGAATCACAGCAGACCGCGCCGGCACTTCGCGCAACGGAGAATAATCCATGACCACGTACACGTCAGTTTTTGGCAGTGAAACCATCCCCCCAAGTCGGAATGGGTATTCCGCAGTGGCCCTTTCTGCCGACACGACGTTCTACTGGCCGGAGCTGGCAAGTGGTTCGAGCTTGATGGCGGACATCATGGAGGTAACTCCTACGGCCGCGTGGTCGATGACCTTCCCAGCTGCTAACGCGGTCAGCACAGGGCGCGATGTTCTGGTGCGGAATCTTGGCGCATTCACGGTCACGCTGAAAGACCAAGGTGGCGGCACTATCGGAACCGTCGCTGCGGGCGTCGCCAAGTATCTGTACATCACAGACAATTCCTCGGCGAATGGCGTATGGACGGTCTTCACTTTCGGCACGGGTACGAGCGCGGCGGATGCTGCGGCTCTGGCGGGTTACGGAATGACGGCGACGGGGAGCGAATTGTCACAAGCCTCCTCTACCACAATCAGCGCCGTTGCCAAGACGCTGGCTATTACCGATCGCGCTGGAACATTCGCATTCACCAACTCCGGCACGGTGGCTTGTACATTCCCGGCTTCCGCTACTGTGGGGAACGGCTGGTTCGCCAACGTAAGCAACCAAGGCACCGGCACGGTCACCCTGACCATGCAAGGTGGCGAGACTCTGGACGGCGCAGCGACCAAAGCGCTGGCTCCCGGAGAATCCTGCACGGTGGTCAGCGCTGGAACGACCAACTGGGCATCCATCGGATACGGGCGTAGTACGGCGTTCCAATTCACCAAGCTTGTGTTGGATGTGTCCGGGGGCGCGGCAACCTTCACGCTGACTAGCACGCAAGCTGGCAACAAGTTGATGAACTTCATTGGCACAATTACTGGAAACGTGATTGTCACGATCCCGGCTGTGGTTGGTATTTACTACGTCCAGAATAATTTCACTGGTGCTTTCACAGTGGAGTTCAAGACCGTCGCTGGCACTGGCATCGCGATGACCAACACCGACAACGTCATCCTATACTGCGACGGCGTCAATGTGGTCAACGCCCAGACATCTTCCCTACCTACGGCGAACCTTTCCGGGGGCGCTGCTGGACAACTGGTGTATCAAGCCGGCGGAAGTTCTACAGGATTCAGCGCGGCGGGCACAGCTGGGCAAGTCGCCATTTCTGGCGGCACCGGAGCCCCGACTTGGTCGAACCTGAGCATCATCACGAACGCAGCTACGGGTAAGACAACCCCCGTCGATGCGGATTCACTCCCGCTGTACGATTCGGCAGCTACGACTACCGCCACGAAGGTAACGTGGGCAAACGTCAAGGCGACCCTCAAGACGTACTTCGACACGCTGTATGCAACGGCAGCTTCGGTAGCTGCGCTCATCGGCGTGACGATTCAAGCGTACGGTCTTAACCTCCAGACCTTGAAGAACTTGACGCTGGCTCAAGGGGACATCCTGACCGCATCCGGAGCAGGAACGGTAACACAACTTGCGAAAGGTACGACGCTCCAACAACTCCGTATGAATGCTGGAGCCACTGCGCCGGAGTGGTTTACTGCTGCTGCCGGAGTCACCGGTCTCATCACCGTCACCACATTCACTTCCAATGGCACTTGGAACATTAATGCTTCCACTACGAAGATTATTGCTATGGCAGTTGGTGGGGGTGGTGGTGGTGGTGGTGTAGCTAGCGCTCTCTCCACCGTCGGCGCGGGCGGTGGTGCTGCCGGGGCGGTGGCACAAGCGTATTCAGCCTCTCCTGCGGCGTCTTACGCAATAACTATAGGAGGAGGAGGCGCAGGGGGAAGTACCGCTGGTGGTAATGGAAGTTCTGGAGGAGCTACCTCAGTGGGAGCGCTACTCACAGCGGCTGGAGGATTAGGAGGGGATGGAGCAATTAACACTCCCGGAACCACTTACTACGGTGCTCCCGGAGCCTCTTGTATTGGCGTCGGTGGAATTAGCGGATACGCCCTTGGCACTAATGCTGGAGGAGCAGCTGCCGCTAATTCTGGAGCAGGTGGGGGCGGCGCTGGCACGGTAGGAACCTCTGCCGCTGGCGGCGCAGGTGGTTCTGGTCTTGTAATGATATGGGAGTTTGCATAATGAACAGGTACGCACATATTGAGAATGGCGTCGTAGCCAACATATCTGAGGCACTTACTGATTCAGATAGTCACGGTGGAATTCAATGCCCTGCTGATGTGGCAATCGGTTGGTCTTACTCTGACGGGGCATTCATTGCTCCTCCTGTATCTGAGGCAGAAAGAGTTCAAGGGATCAAAGCGAGACTTGCCATCCTTGATACCAAATCTATTCGAGCACTGCGGGAAGGTGACGCCGTACGAATAGCGACCCTTGACGCCGAAGCTGCCACCCTGCGGGGCCAGTTGGTGTGATCAACCCCTCCCACGAATCCCAACTAACCAACGGCGGTGATTGCCCGCTGCACTGGCATTCGTCTGACCGTGTAGTTCGCCATGACGATGTCACGCAAGGGCAAGCAATACTCCGCCAGCGCGATGTCTCGGGAACCTACACGATCACCGAAAAGGATGACATTCTGCTTTGCGCATCGGGAGGAACGGTGACCTTGCCGCTGGCGAAAGGTGGGCGGGAGTTTGAGGTGGTGATGATTGGAGCAACGAACGTGACGGTAGCAACAACGTCTCCTGATCTTGTCTATGGGGCTTCCACAGTGCTTATGAATGTTCTCGGCATGGCGCTACACTTCAAGGCTACCTCCGGCGGGTGGTTGATCATATGAGCTTCATCCCTCTACCGCAAGATGGATTCGGCAATGTCTCGATGGGCTTCGGGGACTCGGCGGCGCTTGACGCCTTCCAGCGTCTGCGCACGTCCCAAGCCAACCGCATCTTCGATTCGCAGCAGGAGTACGGCCTTGACACTCTGAGAACATGGGACGCCACAGCGAACGGCGCTTTGCCGACGATCCTTGCGCCGAATGGGTCTGTGGTAAGCGGGAGTAATGCTGTAGGGCCAACGGCGACCAACAGCCGCATGACCCCCATCACGGTCAGCTCGACGAACGCCCATTACAGCATCTTGCAATCGCGGCAGTACACCCGCTACATTCCCGGCTTCTCGCATTTGGTGTTGATGACCGGCGTGTTCGCTAGTGGCAGCGGTTGGACGGCCAATCTTGTGCGCCGCACTAGCACTAGTGGATCGCCCGTAGAGGAAGAAGTAACCCGTCTCGGCGTCAATGGATGGAATATCGACCAATTCGACGGCACTGGGCCGAGTGGCATCACCCTCGACCTGACCAAGACGCAGATTCTGTTCACCGCCGCGCAGTGGCTCGGTGTTGGCCGCGTGATCATGGGCTTCGACATCAACGGTCGTCTATGGCCGGCACACCAATTCCTTCACGCCAACGTGCTGACGCTGCCCTACACGCAGACGTTCAATCTGCCCATGCGCTACGAGATTCGCAATACCGGGGCAGCAGAGAGCAAAGCGCGATGCGGGTATTTCGATCACGCCAATGGGTTTTACCTTGAGACAGTCCGCGCTGCGGCTGGCGGCACCATCCAGTACATCTGCTGCTCAGTGCAGTCCGAAGGAGCAGACCAAGCCCGTGGCTTCCCGCAGTCTCAAAACCCCGGCATCACGGCCATTGCCGTCACCACACGTCGCCCCGTGTTCAGCATCCGCCCATCCGCCACGTTCAGTGGCATCACGAACCGAGGTCACATCGACATCGAGGATTACTGGCTGACGGCTTCGAGCAACAGTAGTATTTACGAAATCGTGATTGGCGGAACCCTTACCGGAGCGGCATGGCTAGCTGTAGGGGGGTCTGTGGCGGCGGGTGCGTTCATCGTCGGGGTTAGGTATAAGATTCTTACTGTTGGCACGACGAACTACACCCTGATTGGTGCGTCTGCCAACACCATCGGGGTGTCGTTTGTTGCTACAGGGGTTGGCGTCGGAACCGGAACCGCCACTCCAGAAAACTCCATCGCTGAGTACGACATCAGTGCCACAGCTATCGTGGGGGGTGGAGTCGTAGTCACTGGGGAAGTCTTGAGTGGCGGTGGCTCTGTGCGCGGGTCGGCGGCGGCAACGGCTGACTTCCGCAACCCCACTGTGTTGAGCAAGATCGACGCGCTAGCCGCAACGCAGCTCCCGGTGACGGTTGTCTGCACATCGACTTCAGGCACATCAAACATCCGCGCCGGTATGAACTGGCATGAGAAGGTGATCTAAATGGCTGAGAACAACGCAGACGAAATGGTATTCACGCTGATTCCACAAGCTGGAATCAAACGAGACGGCACCATGCTGGAGGGGGAGAATTGCACCGACGGCCAGTGGGTTCGCTTCCAGCGCGGCAAAGCCAAGAAGATGGGAGGCTATCGCCGGATCACCGATGCGCTCACTGGCCCCATTCGGAAGTTCCTGCTCTGGTCACGCAAGGACTTGAACTCCTGTATCAGTTTCTCATCTTCCAAGATCGAGACACTGTTGGTGGACAACAACTTGGTCGGAAATGACATCCGGGACCGCACCCCGGCGGCTGGATTCACCAGCGCCACCGACAACATGTGGACGGCGGACACGCAGTACGATGATGCCGTCGGCACTACCGGAACCATCATCCTCGCGCATTGCAATCAGTCACTGAACAACATTGACGACGACACGGCAAGCAAACCCTTCTGGGCGCTGGCCACCTCCTCGTCCTCACTGTTCGTCACCATCACCGATGCCCCTGCCGTGTCGGGCGGAATCTTTTCCCTTGCGCCCTACAGTGTTGTTTACGGCTCGGACGGCTTCGTGGGTTGGTCGGACGCCAACCAGCCCCAAGTGTGGAGTGGCTCTACCGTCCCGGGCGATGCCGGCTCTGACCGAGTCACTGGAGCCAAGATTGTGTGCGGCCTTCCACTGCGCTCTGGCAAGCTGGCGGCGCTCCTGTGGTCATTGGATTCAGTCATTCGCATGGACTACATCGGCGGCGGGGACATTTTCAGCTTCTCCACGGTTAGCACCCAGTCATCCATTCTCGCCCAGAACTCCGTGGTGGAATATGACGGCGCGTACTTCTGGATTGGTGTCGATCGCTTCATGTACTTCGACACCGCCGTGCATGAGTTGCCTAATGAGCTGAACCAGAACTGGTTCTTCGACAACCTCAACTACGAACACCGCCAGAAGATCTGGGCAACGAAGGTTCCGCGCTTCGGTGAAATCTGGTGGTTCTACCCTCGCGGCGACAATACGGAATGCTCCCATGCAGTCATCTTCAACGTGCGCCTCAAGACGTGGTATGACATCGAACTGGCGCGCTCCGCTGGGTTCTACTCGCAGGTACGCCACTACCCGACATGGGTGAATGCGGAACTTGACACCGCGACTACCTACGGGCTGTACCAACACGAGATCGGGTACAACGCTTCCGTCGGTGATGTAGAGTCTGCCATCCAGAGCTACTACACCACGCAGAACTTCGGGTACCTCACCGGAGGCGTACAGGACAGCCCACAGGGGCCGAATCGCTGGACTCGCTTGACTCGCGTCGAGCCGGACTTCATTCAGACTGGGGATATGACGGTGTCTGTACTTGGCTACGAATTCGCACAGTCCCCTGCCGAGCCAGAAACGAGTTATAATTACTCAGCCTCCACTGGAAAGATCGACATGCGCGAACAACGCCGCCACATCCTACTCAAGTTCGAATCCAACACCTTGGATGGATTCTATGAAGCCGGGAAGGTGATCATCCACACAGAGCTGGGGGACAATCGGTCATGAACATCGTCAAGTTTGACCCAACGACCAGCGGGGCAATGATTGATTCGTTCATGCCGGGGTTGGTGGAGCTATTGACACAGGAAAGCCCTGACATTGCGGCCAGCGACATTGATACCGCGCATGTGAAGAAATTGCTCTTGGCAAAGTCTATCGTGGCGTTTTTGGCCCTCGAAGGTGACGCCCTCATTGGGTGCGCCTTGATCGGCTTCGGGCCAGCATGGTACAACCCAAAGAAGCTGAGCGTCAAAGACCTTTTGGTTTGGACCTCGCCAGAGCACCGTGGTGAGGGTGTTGCCACACGCCTGATTGCCGCCGTGGAAAACTACGCTAAGCAAAATGGGTATCAACGCGTGTACCTGTCCCAATCCACCGGAATCGGCGTTGAGAATACGGCGAACCTTTACCAGAAGCTGGGCTACACCTTGTCCGGTTTCATGTCCAGCAAAAGGATGAACTAATATGTGCGATCCCGTAACCGCAGCAGTCGCAGGGGAAGCCCTGTTTGGAGAGGTTGTTGGTGCAGAGCTTCTGGCTGGTGAAATGCTAGGTGGGGAGTTGCTTGGCGCTGGACTTGCTGAAGGTTTCGGCGGGGAGGCTCTCCTCGGTGGGATGGCTGACTGGGGACTTGGTGCTGGGATGGCGGAGGGAATTGGTAGCGGCATCGCGTCCGCCGGAATGGGGGCGGGAGCAGACGCTCTTGGTTGGGGCGGAATGATGGAAGGCACCGCTGGCTTAGACGCTCTTGGCTCTTTAGCCGGCGCTGGTGCGGCGAGTGGTCCTCTAGCCTCCCAATGGGCCGCGCTGGAAGGAACACCGACCCTGACTATGGGTGGCGATGCGGCCGCTGGCGGACTCGGCGGGTTTGCTTCCGAAGCAGGGTTCGAAGGTGCTCCACAGTTTGTGGATGACGCCGTCGGCGGAACATGGTATCCGCAGTCAATGCAAGAAGTCGGCGACATGGCTGGCATTTCCCGTCCGGTGCAGGGCGCGCTCTCCACCGCCAACAAAGCTCGCGGCCTGTACAATGCTGCCAGCGGACTTAACAACATGCTGAATCCTCCCGCTAGGCCGACGTCTGTTGGCGGACTTGGGCGAGTCGCCATCCCCCTGCAAAATCAGCAACAACCGTGGAACCCCGCGTTTGGGCCACGGCCACCTTCGCATTCGATTCGAGGAGCACGCTCATGAGCTGGTTAGACGATCTTATAGGCATTGGGAGTGGAGCGACTTCCTCACTGGATGCTGCTGGACTGATGGACGCTGGAAGCGATTCCCTCTGGATGCCGAGCCTTTCGTACGGGTTCGGCGGCGGAGACGCGTCATACCCGATAGATATGGGAATTCCTGACACTGGCTACTCGCCACGTGAAATGACATACCCTATCGACATGGGGATTCAAGATACTGGCTACACTCCGTCGAATGTGGAGCCTTCCATGTGGGATCGCATGAGCGAGCTGTATGCCCCCATCGATCGCGCCGCATCTTCGCCTCTGGGCAAGTTCGGTATCGGCGGTCTGGGCGCTCTGGTTTCGGCCTACGGCGCCAACCGCCAGAACAAGTCACTGGAACAAGCCCGACGGGAGGCTCTGGCTGCTCGCGCCGCAGCTCTCGCACAACACCAGACGTCTACCGCTCCCGTCCGTGTGACCAACCAACGAGCATCGCTTCCTACGTGGGGCGCTGGGCGTCCTGCTTTCTCCGGCAACTCCCTCGCCGCGATGACACCGCGCTCGACCAACACGATGTATGCCGCTGAAGGCGGAGTCGCTCGTGGTCAAGGCGGCCTGTGCCAAGCATGTGGAGGCTCAGCGCACTACGTCAAAGGTGGAACGGCAGGCCAAGCCGACAAGATTCCGGCGATGCTCTCAGACGGCGAGTACGTGATGGACGCCGCCACAGTCTCCGACCTCGGCGACGGCAACAACGCCGCCGGCGCCAAGAAGCTGGACAAGATGCGTGTCGGTATCCGAACTCACAAGCGCGCAGCTCCTGCAACCAAGATTCCTCCGAAGGCGAAAGCTCCGGAAGCTTACCTCAAAGGAGCCAAATAATGGCCGCCACCGCTCTTCCCGGAATGGATCCCAACGCAGCGTCTCTGACGTCTGCGCTATCGGACTCCAATGTTCAACTACCGGGCTGGCTTCAAGAGTACACCCGAGGGCTGGCAGGACAGGCGGCGGAAGTCGCTGGCGGAGAATACCAACCATACGTAGCCCCCACCAACGCGGCCACTTATGGTCAAGACACTGGGCAGGTCGCCGGTCTGAACGCCATACAAAATCAGGCTATCGCCGACACTCAAGCCAACCAAGGCAACTGGCAACAGTACACGAACGCTGCATCATCGACGGTGCCGCAGGTAGTTGGTCAGTACATGAATCCTTACACGGATTCTGTGGTCAATCGGATCGCTCAGCTCGGCCAGCGCAACCTGACGGAAAACTTGATGCCGCAGGTCAATTCCACCTTCACCGGTGCTGGGCAGTTCGGCTCTACGCGCAACGCGGGCTTCATGAACAATGCCCTGCGTGACGCCAATGAATCCATCCTTGGGCAGCAATCTTCCGCTCTACAGACAGGATTCCAGAATGCTCAGAACATGGCACTGGCCGACCTTCAGCGTCAGGCGAACCTCGGCGGTCAAGTGCAGCAGTACGCTGCCAACGATGTCGGCGCGCTCAGCACAGCCGGTGGTCAGCAGCAAGCCTTGACTCAACAGAACCTCATCGCTGCCAACAACGACTGGCAGAACCAGAACAACTGGCAGCGAGGTAATCTTGACTGGCTGAGCCAGATCATACGCGGCTTGCCTGCGCAACAATCCACCACGCAGTCCGTCACTCAAGTACCGACGGCTGGAACGCAGGTCAGTCCTCTAGCGGCTGCTGCTCAGGGCTTCGCCGGGGCGCGCACCTTGGCCTCGCCCATCACCGCTGGTCAGGCTCCAGTACCGCGTTAAGGAGACACTATGGACGGCATCCAAGAACAACCCGCTGGCGCATTGACCCAAATCGGCGCAGCACAAGTCGGAAAGCCCGACCCTGCAATGAACCCGCAGGGCGCGTTACAGAACTTTGCGCTTGCTCAAGCGGAGAAAAAGCAGAGCTATTTGGAAAAGGTACAGGACGCGTACAACCGGGATATGAACCAATATGCCCAGATGGTTGAGCAGTCTCGTCAGCCAGAGGCCTCAGAAGCCGGCCGCTGGGGCTCTATCGCTCAGGGATTCAGCTCCGTTGCTCCGACGTGGGGCAATACCGGGGCCATGTTGGGTAAGGGTGGTGCAGAGTACGGCAAGTTTGTAGACCAGACCCAACAGCAAGACCTCAAGAACCAAGGCGATTTGACCAAGACGCGGCAGGCGGAAGTACGTGCTCTGGAGTCCAAGGACCAAAGTGCAGCAATGATGAAGCAGCTCTATGGCCAAAACAAGGGCTTCGAGCCGCGCAAGAATTCGGATGGAACCACGACTGTATACGACAAGAACACCGGCCTGCCTGTAGGTACTTACGGCCCACAGGACATTGGCAAGTTGACGCAGCTGACGCAGACACTGGCTAAAGCCGCTGTAGAAAAGGGTGAATATGCGACCCTCGACGAAGCCACCCACTGGGCACACACGGAGGCGCTGCGCCTCATCGAAGATGCCAACCGCCGTATGGGAAACCGCACCAAGCCTCTCGCTGGGGACGTTGGGGGCGTTCCGACTACTGACCAACCAGCGGCCGAAGTTTCTACGCCACAGCCGGAAGCCGTGGGTAAGGCGCTCGCGGAGGAAACTTCAGCTGGTCACGAAGACAATATAGCCGCGTTGAAAAACCACATCGCCTCCCTACCTCCGGAGGCCCGCGCTGAAGTGGAACGCAACTTCCAGAGGTACATTGCTCGTCCGAACGCCGGCACCTTGAAAGGAGTGGAGTCCGCCCTGACGCGCTCTAACGCGATGCCCAAGAAAGACATCCCCGGCGCGGAAGCTCGAAAGGAAACTGCTGGAGCTAGCGCCAAGACCTATGAAGGTCTGTTTGCCGACAACGTGGCCAAGCCTGCCGAAGCGTTCGCGAACACCGGCAAGATCATGCAGGACTTCAACGTCCTCGGGCAGATGAACTACGCTCTGAAGAACGGCAAGCTGAAGGAGTTCATGGGTGGAGAAACTGGCAAGTACGCGCTGAGCTTCCTCCCCGAGAACTCGGACCTACGCAAAGGGATCGCCAACGCTCAGGAAGCTGAGAAGCTGACAGCGGGGATGGTGAATCAGATCCTTATGGCGGCGAAGGGTGTTCAGACTGAGGGCGACGCGCAACGTGCTCGGAGCCAAGTTACTTCGATCGGCAGCGACCCGGACGCCAACGCCTACCTCGAGGCTTACATCATGGAGACCGCTCGCCAGCTCAAGATGCGTGAGAAGGTCGGTCTGGCTCACAAGAACACCACCGGAACGTTCGAGGGGTACAGCGATGCTTGGTCGAATTCTCCACTGATGAAGGAGGCCAAGGGCTCCGTGAAGAAGTTGGGCAGTCAATGGATCGGCGCTACGCAATACATCGATAAATTCAAAGCCAAGAATCCGGGCGCAACGGATTCCGACGCCGTGCAAAGTTGGAACAGGGTGAAATAATGGCTGACACTAAATTCCAAGACCTGACTGCCGAGGACTTCGACGGCGAGCCTGCTGCGGCCGGCACCAACCCCGCGACGGGCAAACCATTCACGACTCCAGAAGTAGCGCGGGAAGTGTTCGGTGCGCCGAGCGCCGCCTCCGAGATTGAGCCAAGTTGGTTGAAGCGTGGATTGGCGGGTGCCGGCATGGGGTTCGTCAATAAGGCTCGTGGTCTGCGCGGAGAACCTGCCGCGGAAGACTTCGGGCTGTCGCAGGATACCGCAGGCTCTATAGGGGCGCTCCTGCCCGATGTGGCGGGCTCCATGGCCGCACCTGCGCGGGTGGTGCCTCAAGCCCTATATGGTGCGGCTACGCGGGCCATAGAGCCAGCCCCCAACGTAATGGAGCGCGGCGTCAATGCCTTGAAAGGCGCTGCGGAGTTCGGCGGTGGGCAGGCACTGGCCTCCGGCCTCGTGCGTGGCGCTAACACCCTAGCTGGTAATCTGTCGCGAGAGGGGCAAGTTGCGGCTGCGGCGCGTCCACAGGGCCTCGGGCTGACCGCAGGGGACATTGCCGACTCCAAGCTCCTCCGTATGCTGGAAGAAAAGTCGTTCGCATCTCCTTCCGCCGGCCAGCCCGCTCAGGTCGCCACCATGATGGCGGACGTTACTAACAACCCGTTAAGCAATGCGGTCATGAATGCCTACCAAGCGGCTCAGTCCAGAGTATCGGACGCCGCCACGCGGTTGGATGATCTAATCACGGCAAACCCTGCAATGCCAAAGGTGGTGCCTCGGAACACCTATGACTCCTTGAAGGCGATTGCTACGCGCAGTCCGAACACCTTGGATGCCATTGGTGATCCGACCCTGCGTCAGCTTGTGAACAGTATTGTCGCAGCTCCTGCCGGACGTATTCCAAAGAATATGAGTTTCCGCCAGCTAGATGACCTGCGCAAGACCCTCGGCCCGATCATGGCAAAGGTCGAGATGCAGTCCAAGAGCGGGGCGAGCAATATCAATACAGCTGACTCCAACCGTTGGAAACAGCTGTACAAAGGTATCATGGAAGACATTGATACTTGGGGTGGCGCCAAGGCGACGGAGGAAGCCCTCGCTGCCCACAAAGAACTTAGCTCTACGTTCAAGAACGAAATCCTGCCGCTGCGGGAGCATCCAGTGGCTGGTAAGATTGTGGACAACGCCTATGAGCGCCCGGAAGACATTGTGCGGGACATGGCGCTGAGTCAGCGCAACGCCACAATCAACAAGCAGCTCTACGATCGCCTCGATCAGGGCGGCAAGAATGCACTAGATGCTTTCCGCTTGGCACAGCGCGGCTCGCGGGAGTTTGTTCGTGGTGAGCCTTCTAGCGGATGGGCTAAGCCCTTAGCGCTGAGCGCTGGCCTTACAGCCCCCGCGTGGGCTCCACATGCAGCTGGCGTTCTTCCATGGGCTGGTGCAGCGCTTGCTGCTGAGCAGGGACTGGTTCATGGTCTCAATAGTCCGGTAGGCCGGGCTGTACTTTCCGGGGCTCCGGAAGCGACGCGCAGTCCTCTGGCGAATGCGGCGGTTTACTCGGGGCTTCGGACTGCGCTTCCTCAGGGGGCTCTGTCAACATACCGCGGACAATAAGCCGGAAGAAGTCGTCGAAATCGGCTTTAGGAGCTGGGGTATAAACCGGCCACGCGGTATTCGGATTGACAGGTTTCATTGGTGACTCCAGTTGTTGAACATGTAGGTTGTCGGCGAGGCAATGCTTCTGTACTCCATCGTCACGCTGCCTAGAGTGTGCTGTGCTGGCGTATCCCGCCTAATCGACAGGCTGATCTGACGATCTGTGGCCGGCTGGTAGGGTTGCGTTATCAACGGAACGCCATCGACATGCAGATCGAATCCGTTCGACTCAACTCCACGGATTTCATCAACCTGCCGCCCGTCGAGAAACCACTTAGTTGTGCCAGCCCCCAACCATGACCTCTGCATCTGAATCATGTGCATAACCCCCGGCCTTAGTAGCCCGATATTCTGCGGCGGCGTCCAGATGCGCATGATGCTCTCGGCCCGGACGATAGCCGGTGCTGCGGCTAGGGCTAGACATGTTTGAAGAAAGCCTCTGCGGTTCATGCTCCGTACCTCTTAGGTTTCTATGCGTTGGTGTTCTTGCGCTTCGGGATAGGCGCGTAAGGTGTTGCGAGTGGGCCAGATTCGATCTGCGCGTAGGGGCTGTCGATAGCTTCGTGCGGGAATACGTGATTCCTCGCGGCATCATCATCGGGGTACTCGACACGCTCCACCCGTTTCACCCACTTCCCGTCATCCTTGACGCACCATGACACGGTGTAGATGCTCATTTCTCTGACCTCCACGCTCCAGTAAACGACCTATTATCGTCCAACCTGTTTGTCAGTCCTTCTTCCAGAAAGTATATTTTCCCGTCATTCCTACGCAGGTATCCCGCAAGGTCATGCTGACCTATACGCTCAAGGTTACAGATGTCGATGGTCGAGAATGCCACCGGCCTATACTTCTCAGCCTTGGTGATAGCAGCATGAAACTTCTCCGCGAAGTTGTTGCACTTGTCTTGTAGATCGTTGCGCTCCTTCGTCAAGGTCTTCACCTCAAGCCGCAGGGATATGAGTTCGTTTATCGCGGCAAGGACTGCTTCTTCGTCCGTCATTTCCCCTCCAATGCTTTGACAGCAGCAGCAATAGCGCCGTGTGTCGGGTACGAATCGGCTTTGGTCTGGAACACACTGACCATCTGAGCCAGTGCTTCCTTCAGCACAGCAATACGAACCGTAGACTCACAGTCCTCTGCGCGTCTGTTCTCGCATCTGCAAGTCCACATTTATATCTCCCAGATAATTCAATATAAAACCTCCCACCCCCGCGCTTCACTGGACACATAACTTGGTTAAGGGTCACACGCAGGGGCGGAAGGTTTGGTCAGCCAGCGCGAAACTTGTTCTCGTCAAGCCGGTGGTCGCCACACCAATCATTCACCATCACGACAGGGTAGCCGCCCATAGTCGGGCAGTGGCGACGGCAGCGGCCAAGGTCGTAGGTGTTCGTGTCATTGTGCTCGTTGTCGTGCAGTGGGTGCGTTGCGGCCACCTTCGGCACAAACCATATGCATGTCTTGCACTTCATGTTGTCGCTGCGGTGAATCCAAGGATCGTTGCTCATTTCATGTTTCCTTTCGTGGTTAAAAATCAGTGTTCTTCTTTACGCTTCACCGGCACAGCCAGCAGCCACTTGTCTCCAAGCCACACCCTTGCTTTGATGTAGCCCCTGCGGAGTGCGTTGGTCTGCTGCCGTGTGGCGAGTGGATGCCTCGGCCATGCTCGTACTGCTTCGCGTGCTAGGTTCATTACCATCTCCCCCAAATTATCCAACCAACTAAAAGTCCAAGCCCAACTGCGGCGAGGATGAAAAGGAATGCAGTGGTCACGGAGATCATTTCCGTATTCCTCTCCACGGTGCAGCAAAGGTTTCACCCCACGGCGGAACTTCCCACCGCTTTCCGTTCCAGTAGTGCATACCGCCGCAGACATTCTTGTAAGAGCAACGTACTTTGTACCACCCCTCACGCGCCGGCTTGATATTGGCCGGATACCACGGTGTCAGTTTCATTACTTCATCTCCCGGATAGCGGCGGCAACGTCTTGGTGTGACGTATTCGATGCGTACTTCGCACACTCAACAGCACACGCCTCCCGCTCCTGTGCAAGCAGAGCATCCAGTGCGGCGGTGTGGTAAGTATGCAGGTCGAGAGAATTGAGTGCTTGGATAACCGCCGTTGGCGTTTCGATTGTGGCAAGTTCGCGCACTGTCTCTACGAAATCCCTCAACTGTACGTTCTCTACCTGTGCCACTGCTAGGTCTGCGTTCCAACATTCCGCAGTTGCTTTGCACACCTCGTTGCAGCGTTCGTATGCTTGCTGCCAGTGATCACGCTCCTCCGTCAGCGCCGCAACCTGCGCCCGGAGTGCGTCCAACTCTTGTGGCGCGGTGTCCCAGTTCATGACTGGCTCACCGACTTGATTTCAATATCAACGCCTTCCCAGTTCGACAGGCAGTTCAGCAGACGGTTGAGTGCATCACGTAGGTCTGCTTGGTTTAGGTGACCCTCTGCATCCAGACGGACATGGACGCTCAGTCCGTACTCGGTGCTGGTCATTTGGAATTGGCTCATTGCGCTTTGCTCCGGTAGTACTTAATCCACGCCCCCTGATCCTGACTTAGGGATCTCATCTTGCTCGGCATCTCGACACATGCGCCAAGCTTCGCTTCAGGCACAGACCACTGGCCGAGCAGGAAGCCAGCGATCAGGAGGCAGGTGTAGAACACAACGCGGTCGGCTTTCATTTCGGTATCCTTCTCAAGATAAACTCCCTTGTTCTCTCAGTCACTGAGTCGAAGATGATTTCTTCAATGGAACTGAGTTGGCGCGGTTCCTTATCGCAATCTGGTGATGGCGGAGACACAGCACCTTGCCGCCGTCGCTATGACTGGCGATCAGGGCGCAGCGTTTCTTGGTCTTTTCTGATTTTGCGGCGCATTGCAGGTTATCGGATTCGTAGTGGTTGTTCATTTCGGTGCTCCGCAGTTGGGACAGGATGTTGTGCGAGTGGCTGTGAATAAGCTGCGGCAGTAAGAGCACGCCCACCCTTTGTCGACGGATTCTTTTCCGGTGTATTTCAGATTAACGTCGTTATTGCCGCCACCTAGAGCTGCTCTTCCGAAAATTTCCCGGTGGTCTGTCCATCCGAAGCTATAGCGAGTATTCATAGAACATCGTCAAGGTGTACCCAGATCCTACCCATTTTTTCCCATTGTGCTTTGGGCCAAGGATCCGAGTGCTCAGCGCGAAATACAATGCGCTGGCAAGAGGTGTTCATCAAGAGCTTGAGGCACGCCTTGCAGGGGCTAAGTGTGACGTAAGCGGTGTCTATGCTCCAAGGGTCTCGGCATTGGAGGAGGGCATTCTGCTCCGCGTGCACGGCCTCACAAGAATCTTGACCAGGGGGAAGGTCCCAATTGTGACAAGGGTTTTCCTCGTTGCAATGCGGCATTCCAGACGACACCCCGTTGTACCCCATGCTCAGTACGTGGCCCCTTTGGTCCACCAAGACGCAGCCCACGGCGCGTTTTAAGCATGTCGCTCGGGTACTGGCCAGGTCGGCGAGACGCATAAAGTACAAGTTCTTGCACGGTCTCATACATTCAGCTCCGCCTTGACTGCTTCGTGTGCGTCGTAGCCCTCCAGCGTCGCCATGTCCGGGTGGAAGTCAAAAAGCCTTGCTTCCGGTGCAAGCAGCAGGCGTGGCGGAGCCTTCGGCAGACGCGCTAGGATCGTCGCCACGGCCTTCGAATGGTTGCGGTAGATGTGTGCGTCGCCGAAGTTGAACAGCAGCCGCCGCGGCTTCAAATTGACCTCCTTTGCGACCAAATGCTGAAGCAGAGCATAGCCTGCCACGTCAAACGGAAGGCCAAGAACGAGGTCAACTGAGCGCATATAGACTAGGAAGTCAAGGTGCTGGCCTGAGACGTAAGCTTGCAGCATGATGTGACAAGGAGGGAGGCACATATGCGCCAGTTCTCCAGGATTCCAGGTGGTCATAATGTGGCGCCGTGAATTGGGGTCCTTCTTCAAACGCTCAACAAACAGGTAGAGCTGGTCTGTGCCCGTTTGACTGCTGGAAATTCCGGTACGCCAATCTCGCCACTGCACCCCATAGATCCGACCAAGGTCGCCGTCTGCCCACGGTTGCCACCCTGGTGCCGTGCCATTGCCGTCCCAAATGGTACAGCCGAGTGCGTGGAAGTCAGCCAGTGTGTGCTTGCCCTGGATGAACAGCGCCATCTCGGCAAAGCACTGCTTCACCGCAAGGCGCTTGGTAGTTACAGCTGGAAACAACCCTGGAGTATTAACGAACTCAGCGCTGAGCCCGAAGATGCTTTGCGTGCCAACACCGGTTCGGTCGCCACGAATTTCACCAAGCTCTGAAACCGTCTCCAGCAGTCGTTGCCATGCTTTCATTTTTTAGTCCTCTTTAGCCAGTCTGCACAGAATCCTGCGTAATTAACCAAGTCCAAGCAGGTGTCACGGGCCGACTCGAAATTCTCGGAGCTGTCTTTGCCACAAAGCGAGATGAGCCGCTGCGACTTCGTATGGATCATCTGTGCGTAGGACTGCAGGCCGAAGGGGAAGTAGCTGTCCCTCGATATGGTACCAGCATTGTAGTCCTCGGCCTTCTTGGCGCAAAGCAAACCAGCCTCGGCCAAAGCCTCCAGATGCCCACCCCTGCGGGTGAGCTCCTGGAGCAGATCGACCGTGTTGATGTTTGTCAGGTCGACGTCAGCCATGTTACTTGCCGGCCTTGACGGCGTTGCGGTAGAACGCCAAGCTGCCCTTGGAGGTATTGGCATCAGGGAATTCCTTGGCCAGCGCTTCCAGAATTTCGTCGTTGGTCTTGCCCTTGACGATTAGTTCTTTACAAAATGCGCCGACGCCACGCTTCTTGGCGCCTTCAGCCGGTGCTGCAGCCTTCTTAGTAGCTTTGGCGGCAGGCGCAGCCTTCTTTACAGCCTTAGTAGCTGCTGGTTTTGCTGCGGATGCTTTCTTCGTTGCCATGTCTTCCGACTCCTGTTCAAGTTTAGGTGGTGCCCAGAAAGGGAAAAATACACTCGCGGCGACTGGGCGCGCCATCGAATTCAAAAGTTTTTGGCACTGCTCTTTCGAGCAGTATACCGGCATGAGGAAGTTTTCGTAGCAGGTTTGCAATCCGCGTACTACGGCTGTCTCATATGGGTGGTGACAAGTGCCTGCCGCCAAGTGATTGGCATAGACACTGACTGGAAAATCTGTATACCTCAGATCCTTAGGGATGTCTTCAGTATACTCAATGAGACCGTCTTCCTCAGCCACATGTATGGCCTGGGTCTCAGATACTAGTAGCATCCCACGGCCCTTCTTAGTAACGACTACAACTGGATATTCCATTTTCTAAGTCCTTATGAACTTGTTAGTATAGTTATTATATCCTATCGATTAGCATTCGTAACCCAGTAATCCTTCAAAGCGCTAAACAAATTTCCTTGTGTCTTGTCCTTGCGCCGCAATGTAGCTAGCAGCACGGAGTCAATAGTATCCTTGGCAATAATGTGGGCCACCAGCACGCGTTCACGTTGACCTGACCGCCTGAGACGCCGGATCAGCTGATCGTAGTTCTCGAAGTTGTACGTGAGCGAGTGCCAGATCACTGCCCGCCCGGCTTCCTGTAACCCGTCAACTCCGTGCGACATTGACTGCTCGTTGACGATAATGTATGGAATCTCACCTCGGTTCCAAGCAGCTATGAGCTTGGTCATTTGATTTGGGGCTACGCCACCTTTACCGATGTGTGGGGTATCTTTTCCCAACGCCTTTTTCAAGCGGTCAAGGTCGTGCAGGAATTCATAGGTAATCAGCGCTGGTGCGCCCTGTAGCTCCTCCACCAGATCAACGACTGCCTCCACCTTGGCCTCATGAATATGTTCCCACGTCTTGTTCATACCGTCTAGATAACAGCCGCCATTAGCAATTTGCCTACATTTCATAGTAGCCACGCCTGTGTTTGCGGCTACTACGCGCCCGGCTTCGAAATCCAGACGGAGAGCATTCTCCATCTGCCTGTAAGCAGCCATGGCCTTAGGTGGGAGCTCAATTTCAATGTCCTTCTCAATTAGTGGTGGCAAGTTGAGCCAGTCTTCACTGTGGGCGTAGTATACACGAGGCGCGAGCCTGGCATGTATAATCGCCTCGGTGCCGTGCTTAGGTACCCAGTTACCATAGTCGTCAAGCGGAAGGAACAACTCCTCCCTGAACTTGGTGATGTATGGCCCGAACGTTGCGCCGCTGTCCATGACGTAGGCCTGCCCGAAAATATCTAGCAATCGGTTAGCCATTGGGGAGCCGGTCAGAATCACGCGGCGCTTGAAGAACCGCAGCCACGGTTTGATCAGCTTGAAACGGGCAGACGCGGTATTCTTCAGTTTAGTACTTTCGTCGGCCACCAGCATATCAAATGGGAACTTCTTGAAGGTAGCAAGCTGCTCTAGCAACCACTTGATGCCTTCGTAGTTCACCAGGTAAACGTCGTGCTTCTCCCTCAGCACTTTGTCCTTATGCTTGCCATGCAGGATGCCAACGGACAGCCCTGAGAACTCCTCCCACTTACGCACCTCTTGGGGCCAGGAGGTGTAAATCACACGAAGGGGCGCAAGGACAAGCATAGTGTCCACCATTTTGACTTTCTTCAGCACCTTGAACGCCGCCAAGGTTATAGATGTTTTGCGCATTCCGGGTTTCAAACAGAGCCCTGCATGTGAACGCTCAACCAAATGCTGTACGCCCCGCTCTTGAAATTTTAAAGGCTTCCATGGCTCAGGCATAGCGCTTACCTTTAGTAAGATTGGACTTAGCATCTAGAATTTGTAAATTGTTTTCAACATGCAACCCAGATACTAGCTTTCCACGTAAAGGAATAATATGATCAACGTGGTGAACAATGCCAGTGGCTTTTGTCAACTCAGCCGCTTTTCTATAGAATTGCGTAATGGCGGCTCTAGACGCCCATGCAGGCGTTCTTTGTATTTTCTTTAGCGCGTATAGCCTGCTACCTGCAACTGCATATCCTGGGTTGTTCCTATAAAATTTCTGAGCCAATACTTTTGATTTTGCCGGGTCTCTTGAAGCATTGGCGCGTATAACCTTTTCAGGGTTCATGATGCACCATCTTGCCGCCGCTGCTTTGCTCTTTAATGGATTAGCAGCCTTCCAAGCATTGCACATTGCTTTTGCATGTTCCAAGTTACGTGCTCTCCAAGCTTTTGATGTCTCAGCTTTACGTTTCTTGGCCTCAGCAGAAAGGACGTACTTACCCACAGACATGCTCCTCAAAACGCTGCATGACAAAGGCCGCAGCTTCCTTTCCGTCATCAAAGACAAAAACTTGATGGCCGATTTCGAAAAGCTCGTCAAACAGGTCACTCTGGCCCTGTGACAGTTTGCCGGTTTCCTTGCGCTTCAATTCAATCATGATCATGAAGCGCTCAGGGCCGAGCACTAAGCGGTCAGGCCAAGAGCGGTAGCCTAATCCGTTCAGCTTTCGTACCTTGAACTCCACGCCACAGTTCTTCAGCGCCTTGACAAAATCCGCCTCCTCCTTAGCCTCGAGGGGTGGCTTAGCTTTTGGGGGTTTAAACATTAGAATGCACACATCCCGCCACGGGCCTTGCTGAATGTACACCAGCGGCAGCCATCACCAGGCGTTGGCTTGAACTGTGTATCGTTAAGCATGCGCTTGACCCTCAGCTCCCAGGCTTTGGTCAGTGTCTTGACGTCCTTCTGCGTGTGCTCCGTCTCCACAGGCACCACCTTACCGTGATCGATGAATACCATGGACGTCTTTGCACGCTTGGCGGTGGGATAAGCCATCAGGCCAGCCAAGGCGTACAGGTCTAACTGCAGGCCGTACTCCGAATATTGGTCCTTGAGCTTACCGCTCTTGAAGTCGTGCACTTCAACAATGGGCTCGTCGCTGTCTGCGATCGGCGGGATGGTCACGTCAGCCTTAACCCGGCACCAGGCGTCTGAGCCAAACCAAGAGGTTGGTTTCCAGTCCTTGGTAAAGGTGAACTCGGCTTCTGCAATAGCCCCGCGCTTCTTGTAGTCCTTGAGCACATCACCGATCAGCTTGAGTTCCTTGGGAATGCGCCCACCCTTCTTCAGGTAGTCCTCGCACTGCTTGTGCAGCTCAGTGCCACGCACCAAGGCCGGTCCGGTCGGCTCCTTCATCTTCATGTTGACCTTGAAGTGAGTGCGCTGTGGGCAGCTTTCGTACTCGTTCCAGCGGCTGAATGACCAGGCTGTTATCTTGGGTTTTGGTGTGCTCATTTGAAATCCTCTAGGTTATGTAAATTGGGTCCAACAGACCCGTCTGCCAACAGCTTCGCATCAAGTGGCAAGTCCTCCATACAACTCCTGAGGATCTTAGCTTCTGGCTTCCAGTGCTTCTTGGGAACCGTAATGACGATCTGGTCATGTACAGTAATTACTATTCTGCCGTGCTCCGCTCGCTTGCGGTACTCTACGATTGCCGCTTTGGTTAAGTCAGCCGCAGAGCCTTGGCACAGGTAATTTAGCAGCTTGTAGTCGAATGTGCGCAGCCGACCATCCACCATCTTAGGCGGCTCAACGTAGTACACTCGACCTCCCCATGTAATGATAGGCTCGTCGTTCTTGGCGCGTTGCTTCAGTCCCTTGATCAGATCAGCCACCCCGGGCAAGACTTTCAGGTAAGCCTTCTTAATTGCATTGGCCTCATCAACTGTCGACTCCAGCTGTTTCGCCAAAGTGCCAAGCCCGGACCCATAGAGAATGGCGAAAGCGCAGGTCTTAGCCTGTTTTCTGCTAAACGGTATGCCTAGCTGATCCGAGATAAGGTCCGCGGCATACTGATGCAAGTCCTGTGCCGGGTCATCTTTGTACGCCTGGAGCAGCACACCGTCCTCGTAGTGCGCCAAGGTTCTAAGTTCCTGAGAAGCAAAGTCAAAAGAAACCAGGCAATCCCCACGGTCAGCGGTCAAGTAGCTACGCACATTGGGGAGGGACGGGAACTCCGGCAGCCACTCCAAGTGCAGCTTAATAGCGTGCGCAAACTTGGCAGAGGTCAGTGTCGGGATATTCATCAGTGAGGGAGTGGAGCTTAGCCTCCCAGTTCGCGCGCCAGCAGTGTCTGACCGGGTGGTGTTCCACTGACACCGCATCCGACCATCACCAGCCTGCGCCTGTTTCAGCCATGGGCTCATAAATGTATTCAAGCAGGTATTGATCGATGCACGATACTGTAGGATGGCACCTAACTTACCTGTTACGCCTTCGAGCGTGGCCTCCATGTTTGCTTTAGAAGTGGACCGCTTACCCGTTGCGGTCAGTGCCCACGACAATCCTGGAATTGCCTTGTCGATAGCATTGGCCAGCTCCTCATCGCTGTCAATGTTGAATGGCCCAGACTTCAGCTCTTTAAACAGCAGCTGTTCAATATCCACCATGGCCCGTGTGTAAATAGCTACGTCGGCCGCAAGTGTTTTAACGTCCACCACCACACCGGCTAGCGTGCTCTCCAACATAATAGGCGTTAGCTCAAGTTCTCTTGTATAAGCCTCCGTCATACCCAGCTCTTCGACCTTTGTCTTGAACAACTTAAACAACTGCATGGTCCGCTCGACGTCACCAACACAGTATGGTCCAACAATTTCGGCGGGAGCATGGCTGATGTAGGCACCCCAATCCTTTTGGTTAGCCCGTACTACTTTGTTGGCTACTAGCCAATCCCGCACGGCGTCTTGCTCGTCCGGTGGGAGCCCCAGATAACGCTCGGCGTTCGGCTTCAAAGAGTAAGTCTTGGCATGTGGATCCAACAGAAACGCCTGGACCATTGTGTCATGGCACTTGGCTCCTCTGAATAATGGCAACCCCCAATGCACGTGCGCGATTGCCATGTCAAAGGCTAGGTTCTGTGCAATCAGTTCTACTTTAGGATCATTCCACAACTTAGTCAAGACCTCCCGTGCCTTCGCCTCCGTCGAGTTGTTCTTGCCTGGGTGCCCCCATGACATGTACCTAGGCTTCTTACCATCCTCGTAAATACCGAGCATTGTCGGCTTGGGCGGGTAATCTGGAAAAGCCTGTATACCCTCCGACTCAAAGTCAAATGCTACTAGCTTTGGCATAGTAATAGTACCCTGTTTCGTTTTTCATTGGTGGTGGTAGGCATTAGCTCCCCTCGCGTGTAACCTGTTATTCCGAACGGATCGCCAGCCTTGTCGATCACCTCGAAGTGGCTCACCCCGTCGCGCCCCTGCGTTGCCGTGCACTCCCAGCGACCGTCCACCTTCACGCGAAACGTAATGCAGTCCCGCTCGATGTCCCGCGCTTGGCACATGACGTATCGCGTACCCCCAGCATTGACCTCGACGCCCCGGCGGGTGAGCTCAAACAGCATGGGGGAGTCATTGACCCTGACCGTAAGCTGCCCACGCTGGCGCAATGCCTCATCGATGTGCTCCGCCGATACGGTGGTGGTCGCCTTTGTTGCCATTTACTTCTCCGGGAACAGCGCCGCGACGAGGTCTTTGATCTGGGTCAGCCGGCGCTCGGTGAGGTCATATTCGTCCATCAGGTCGCCGATGCCGTTGAAGTCCAGCTCCTTCTTGGCGCAAGCTTCGTTCAGCTTGGTTTCGAGGCCAATAAGCTTCTCTTCCAGCTTGATGACTTCGCCCTCGGCTTTGGCCTTTGCCGCCCGGACGCGCAACGGGACAAGAGCTTCGTCCAGCTTCTCCTTGGTGAGGGAGACGAGGTCTTTGAACGGTTTGATTTTGAATGCCATGGTGCTTCTCCTTTTCAACGGTTGAGTAAAAGTAAAACCTTGTTGGGCTTCTTCGGTTGCGGCTCGGCGCTGTAGCCGTTCGGGTTATCCCAGTCGCCCAGCTGACTGCGCCCCGGTTGATATATCTGCGGGTTTTTCATCAGGTCGTACTGAATCTGCCTCATGTGCTCGTCGTAGCTCATTTGCTGGGTGCTGATATATTCTGTCGCCATTTTGTTTCTCCTTTGAAGAGGGTGCTTTCAGGTAGCCTTTCGTTTTCTAGCCGGACTTGGTCAATGGTTCCCGGACTTAAAACACCCTCATCAAAAGAGGCCGGTGGTTGGCTGCGTCACCGGTACCGCGCTCGGCTCAAGATTCGCCCTGAGCTGCCTCATGCCTCTGGATGTAATCCACGACTGCCTCGCTGAACCCGTCAATGTGGAGCCAGGTACCGTAGCCAACCCCGTTCTTGCTTGTACCAACGTTGATCATGTATGCCCGCGATACGGTAGGCCGAGGCACCTGTGATGCGCTCTGCTCGTCGGTCAGCACGATCAACCGGTCGTGCTTGATCTGGGCGTTGATTGCCCCGACCGTACCGCCGATGTTCGTACCGCCGTTAGCCTGTCCAATTACGTCGCCCAGTGCGAAGCCGCGACGTGGCGGGATAACTTGTGCGGAGGTATTGAATCGCACTACTTCAATCTCCTCACAGACCTCGCGGAGCAGCATGGCCAAGGCCTTAGCAGCGTCAAGCCGAGAGAGGTCAGACTTGCCGGAGAGCTTGTCCCGCATCGAACCCGACACGTCGATACAGAGCACAGTCTTTCCAGGCAGCTTCTTGGAACCTTCGAGACACTTGAACATCCAGCGTTCAAGGTGTGGCTCGAGTTGAGGAACTACGCGCGCGGCGGCAATGAACCGAAAAGGCAGCACTCGTCCCCACTTTCGCTTATCGCCATAGTGCGCTAGCTTCAGTGGTGTAATCCCAGCCTCGGTCATGTTCCGCAGATTGCGGAGGAACGCCAGGTCGCCCAGCTTGTTCTCCTCCATCAACCGCATGAACACTGCTCCCTTGTCGCCGCCTGCGCTCAGCTCCACCTCCCATGTATCGGGCGTTTCGAGTTGGTCATAGATCAGCTTGCCGTACAACAGCTCACCGGGCATCGGCTCGAACGGGGTCGGCTTGTCCTTGTACCCGGCACGAATCTGCTTCGTCCAATTCCCCTGCCCATCCACCGGCTTCGAGTGGCACAAGAACAGCACGTCCCGCAGCATGATGTCCTTCTTGCGGTTGTACTTGGCGAGACTGTACTCGTTGAACTTCTGGAACGCCTTGGCGAGCCCCAGCTTGACCTGCTTGCTGAGCGGGCACTTGCCCTCCGCCCAGTAGATGGCCAAGAACTCAGACAGCTCGTCGGGGCGCTGAATGACTTCGGCCAGCGTCTCGCTAACCACCTTGGGATTCGTCTTCAGCTTTGGATGCCGAGCCATCTCGCGCACGATCAATAGAGGCACGTGGCGCAGCTTCATGTTGGTGCGAGCTTCGATCGCCACGCCAGCTGCTTGCTCCAATGTTACCTTGTGAACCAGGTCGCGGATGCGGGAGCCAATGGACTTACCGTCTTCGTAGAAGCCGTCCTCCCACAGCATGCATGCCATGGTGGTACGGGTGAGTTCTTGGAGGGGAGTGATCCGGACTGCTTGCCCGCCTTCGTGAGTGAAGATCGGAGCAGGCTTTGTTGTTACGTTCAAACTGGACATGCTATACTCCTTTGAGTATAAGGGGAACAGAGCGCGCACTGGTGGTTATCTTAGAGGGATGAACCAGAACGCTGACGCCACCTTTAAAACTAATACAGCGGGGAACAGAGCGGCAACCCGGATTTTTCGCCACAGGAAGAACGGGTTGCCAAACACCACCGCTTAAATCTTAGTACTTGGAAGCTTTGCCCTTAGCTGCCGGCTTACCACGTGCCGGCTTGGCTGGCTTTTCCTCGTTGGGCTGGTAAGGAATGTGCAGACAGTCCATGCTCTCCCGGCGCTTCTCGATCGCATTGACCACCTCCTCCGCGATGTTCAGCATGTGCTCGAAGGTCAACTTGAATTGCGACTTGGGATCCGGGACGCAACCCAGCTGGGTGACAACGGAGAACGGCGGACGCCCATGCACGGTCGCAACGGTGTTGGCGTACTGTTTCCATCCTTTGACCGACGTAACGGGCGTCTTGAGGACGGCCATCTCACCTTTCAGCATGGACTCATCCGTCAACGGCTTGGCTGACAGCAACGCCAGGCGACGGATATTCTTACACGCTTTACCCTTGCCCTTCTCAGCGGAACCAAACTCGTTCCACTGACAACCTTTGCAAGCGTCGCTCTGGGGCTCCATGGAATCGGGATGCGGCACCATGCTGTCCTCGCCTTCGTCTTCCGACGCGAACGAGAAACACACCGGGCTCTTGGGATTATCAGAATCGAAGTCGTCCACATAGTAGGCGTTCTCGAAACCAAAACCGGCAATGACGACATCCAGCTTGTTACCGGCGACAGGCTGTCCGCCGTACTGCAATTGACCTGCGCGTACTGAAACAAATGCACTAGCGGAGGGCTTCTCAGTCTCCACTGTTTGCTTGGCATACTTTGCCATGCGATCTTCAAACGACACGATAGACGTGCCTGGTTTTTTCGCAGCAACCATTCTACTTCTCCTTCTAGGTACTAGTCACAAGAGACGGAGCGCAAGTTGATGACTTGCATTGCCCCACCATTCAGGAGGCCCTCGGCGCGTCCAACTTGCATGGGCTCGCCTCCTTATATAATGCCCTCGGTAAGCAGCTACCGGGTCACCGATTGATTTGTATTTTACCAACTGAATGAAGCGAGGTAACCCCTGTTGATAAGTAAATTCGTCATCCTCATGCGTGAACGAGCGAAGCAGGCCTCTAGCATACTCGTCCTCCACGCCGAAGCGGTGCATCTGCTCGTCCAGGCAAGCGAGTGTAAGTCGGCCAAGCCAGCACCAAGCTTTGTCGTTCATTGCCCACCGCACGTGGATTTGCTTGTTGTCAGTAATGCCCCCATTGTTCATATGGGCAGCGCTTAGTATCTCGGCATAGTTCAGAGCTGAGAAGCCGAGGTCGTTGTCGCAATGCATCTCGGCACACCGCACCGGGTCCGTATCCAGGACGTAGACGTTTCTCATACGGCCTCCCATTGTTTTAGCCGTGCATGCAATGCAGCCATGCCTCCAGACACATAGAAGGTCGGCCGCTTAGTCGCCTTGGCATGCACTTGATGCTGGTGGTTGAGGTAGTTCGTCCATAGAATAATCTCGTCGCACGCCGGCCCTTGATCATCCACTCGAGCAGGTCCTTCATCAGACGCCACAAAGCGGAGGTCCAGCCGAGGGTGAGCCGTAGACAACTCATGCTGCTGCCCATTTATGGGCCCAATAACCAATAGCCGAGGCCGCATGTCGACCTTTTCGGGCTCAATTTGCCTCGGTGGCGTATAAAAACCGCGGTCCACCGGGCTCGTTTTAAGGGCCGTGGCGGGCTCGAGCCACACGGCAAGGCGCTTAGCTAGCTCGACCAGCAGGAACTCGGTGGTGACCTCGTTTTGAGGCTCGGATTTGACCTTTTCAGGCTCTGAAACCGGCGTAAAACAGCTCGGCGCGGCTTGGATCTGGACCATAAGCGGCACCAGAATCTCCTTGGCGTTGTTCAGGTTTCCAGGCTCCCGCCACCTGTTCTTGGGTAGCTCACTGCACATAGCTTCCAGCATATCGGACCTCCACCCATGCTTCTTTGGGTCGACGCTCCGGGCTACCAGGTTCTTGGCGACGGCCTCCCACTCGCGGGATGTCCAGCGGATCATGATCCCGCCTTAGTCAAGGAGAGGGAGATTTTGGTGAACGGCTCGACACCGGGCACTTCCTTGCCGTCCGCCCACCGCGCCTTGACAGACTCGACCGTGGGCTGCTTCCGCAGCATGTCCCATGCTTTATTCTTCACGGCATAGGCAAGATACTTATCCCAATCCGTCACATTGACCGTCACGTCCATCTTGATCGCGGCCGTGCAGATGTCGCCCTTGGCTCCACGCAGTTCGCTCTTGGCAAACGTAGCAAGGATGTGGTCCTCGAGCAGGGCTTCCTCGGCCTTCATCGCCACCACCACCTTGTTGGCCTCCAAGCGCTTGGCTCGGTTCTCATACAGCAAATCGATGCATGCGCCAATCTGCTTTGGATATTTTACTTTTGCCATGATGCTCTCCTTGTCAGGCCCAGGGGCGAATCCCCCGGACCGAGTTAGTCAATTAGGCAGTTACAAACGCCATTGCCTTTTCGAACGCCGCCATCTTGAGGTTAGCTCCACCATAGGCGTAAGCAGACTCCAGTCGGCGGTTCTGATCTTTTCCAATGTGGTAGTCAGTATACTCTGAAATTGCGTTCACAATTCCCCATGCAGTGCCGTGTGCCGACGCCAACTCAGAGCCACGACCATTCCCAGCATACAAGCCGAGAATCTTTCCAACTGCGGGGATCGACTTGTTGTCTTCCAGCGGACGAGCGTTGTCGCCCACTAGATCCACCACAAAGCGGATGGCCTGCTCAGCAGAGATCTTTGCTTTGGATAGTGCGCGCATCTGTACGGCACGAGCCTTCCATAGATCGTTGAAGACACCCATGTCCATCTGTACTTGCCCAGCATCAAAGGTGGAGCTGTGGGAAACCTTTACCTCCGCGCCTCCGCCCTCTGCTGCGGCTTGCTGGATAGTGTTATTGCATACTACTCTCGTCTCTACCATCTTGGCAGTCGTGCGGAGAGAGCCATCGCAGGCGGTCATAAGAAGAAGGAATTGCCTCACCTTGTCATCACCTGCTAACTTCAGCTCGTTGCCTGTCCTAGCCATGGCGAAATATTTCGAACCATTAAATAAGACTCCGGCTGTTTCGAGTTCAAACCCCTGATCAGCAACGAGGTTACGGAAGAACTCGAGGATGGTAATTGGCTGGACCACTTTGTACTTATTGCCCACGACGCCTAGCGGCTCATCAGTATCCGCGCGGTAAAGCACCTGTCGAGTGCCCTGCGCATAGGTCTTCCCGCTTGCTGCTTTGAATGTAACCGGTGCACCAAGAATCTCGAAGTCCATTCCAGACTCGCGTGCCCAGGTTTCTATCGAAGCATCGGGCGTTAGTTGAGTCCCCAAAGAATGCCATGGAGTTTCGCCACAATATGCAAGTCTTGCCCGACCATCTGTGAAGAATGCAAGCTCATGTGCCATTTGAATCTCCTTAGTTGTCAAACTCAATTGAGTTGATATGGTAATTATACTATAACGCTAGCTACTAGTAACCCCTAATGCTCTGAGGTTTTTTACAAGTAACTCCAGCTCCTCCAAAGTTGCGTCCTGCTTAATAGCGTTCGCCCTAAATGAGATCACCCATACGTTGCCCATTGTGTACCCCTTGGTTGGGTTCTTGCGGTCAATTGACGGGGAGCCCGGTTCAATTTTAAGCTTCCCACGTTTGAGTGGGATTCCCAATAACGGGCACGTAAGCGGTACAACTAGCTCCCTAGTCAAGTTGTACGGCAGACCTTTCCTAAATGCCCGTACCTTAGCAGATCGTAACAGTGCATCAATTGGCCATAGGCTTGCTCGCTTCTCCATAGCCCTTTGTACAGAAGCCTTCCGTTTAGCGTGCGCCTCGTTGTTTAGATGCGCATTCGCCTTGCGTGTAGCCTTTGAGCACCCATTGTTTTGTACCCGTCTTTTTACGAACTTCTCTGGAGAGAGCCAAAGTTGGGACTTGCGTATGCCGCCTGACTTTAGTTTAGTATTGTACGTCCCCCAATACATGCGCCCATCAGACTCTCTGACTGTTCCTCGCGCAATCTCTTGTGCCATGGTCGTATCCTCAAAAATTAACCGTGGCTTAATTATGTCATGAAATGGACTTCGATGCACAATTTTCGCAGCGCTCGTGGAGCAGCCATCGGTTAGCTGCAACGTCCACTTTGAAGGCCTGCTGAGTCATGGGCAGGTAGCTGAAGTCGGGCTGCTCAAGCGGGGATTGATGGTTCATCCCCCGAGCTAGCATCTCAGCGGCGAGCACATCGTGCCGAGCCTTGTAGCTCCCCGGCTCCATGGCATTGCCGGCGATGCGGCCGATGATCTTGTGTTGCTTCACCCAATTATGGAGGAACTTGTGCAGCTCACCGTGCTCGCCGAGGAGGTGCTTGTTGCACAGCTCCCCAGGTGGGACCATCCACATTCTCATGCTGCGAGCATAGCGCGCTGTTGCTGCGCACCTACCGGACGACCGAGGCCAACCTTGTCAGCAGCGGCTCTTCCCATGGCCGCAGCGGCTGCATTGGTGGCCACCACTTTGCTTGTCTTGTACTTGGCTACCCCAAATTCCTGGTCTCGCTTGGCGAGCTTGTCGCTGACGACGACCAGGGCTGTACCCGTACCTGCCTTGAAAGCCACATCGCGCTCGGCTCTTAGGTCGCGCATGCGCTTGCTTAAACGGGTCGCCATGCCTTTGCGGAAGGCCTCCCTATCTGCACGGCTAAGCTCTTTATGCGCGACGGCAGAGGCTTGCACGGTGTCCCGCAGGTAGTCCATCAGCCACACTGCGAAAGCAATGTCGCCACGCTCGCCGTAGAACCCGACACCCATGCCCGTCGTTTTGTCGGTGTGCGTACGGACAATGGTGTCGGTGAAGGTTGCAACGCCCGTAGCAACGAACTGATACCACAACGGGAGCGTAGCGGCTTGATGGTAACGGTTCCCATAAGGTGTGAAGCTCGAAGACCAGTCAAACGTATTGGGCGCGCCGTTCAGGACACACTCGGCTTGGTCGATGCCATACTTGCGCATCAGCGACTCGGCTTGGGACAAGGCCCGCTCGGCCTCGTTCTCGGTAGCCGCGGAATTCTTGGCCAATGCCATGAGCTTGGCCACTTTGTCCTTCGCCCACGCCTTCTTGTCGTCTTCCATGATCATCTCCTGGTTGTCAAGCCCGATCAACATGACCGAGCCGATGATGATATTCTACTAGGAAAATAGCACTGTGTAACCCCTAATGCTTACAGCACGCCACCACGTTTCCGGGCTCTTACCTCACGGTTCCTCTTGGCCGCGCAAGGTAAGCAGTTGGAGCCATACTTTATGCTGCCGCTGTCGCGCTTGCCTTTAGTCTCGAAGTCACTGACCGGGACCATCTTCTCGCACGCAGTGCATCGGCGTGAGGTAGCTTGGGGCTTAGTCACCGGCACCACCTTGGCTTTCAACTTCGGCCCCGTCATGAACAGTCCCTCCCATGACATGTTCATTGCACCACCTCCACGACGGCCTCGTCTTTCCACGTCATGACTTCGCACACGTCTCCAGGGTGCCGAGCCACGTAGTTCTGAGCCGCTATGCGCGCGGGCCCTGGATGCGGGTAGTATGTTGGCATGCTGCTCTTGCCTCCATTTGCCAACCACCCGGCTGCTGCGTTCGCGGGCAGGATCTTCACCTTGTAGCTCATCTCACACCTCTCCACATTTTACGTGGTCGTTGTATATGTCTGCCTTCGCTGCAGCCACGTCCTCAGCTCTAGGCACTGAGCCCTTAATACTCGCCCAATGACAATCAATGACACTGTAAAGGGCCTCCCATGAACATTCTGAGAGGTCAAGCGCATTCTCCACCTGGTCTTGGATCTTCAGCGCCACGGCCTTAGAACAGCCACAGCGATCCATGATGTCTTGTGTCAGCTTGTTCATGGCAGCACCCTTGCAAAAAAGGCTTGACGACCAATGGGCCACGCAGCGTTCCACAGCGCGACGTCCAGGTCCTCGTCATTGAGGTCGGGCTCGTCATTGAAGACCCGCTTGAACGCAGCCTCCATGACCATGTTTGCGTCGCAGACGTCATGCAGGTGGCACACGGTGTCGTCGGTCTCGGCGCCTTGGGCCTCAGCTACCTGGAATGCTTCGGCGACCGTGAGGGACTGCGTAAGCTCCGCGGCGAACTCAGTTGCTAACTTGGCAATGCTTGCTTGCCATTGGGCTTCAGTGAACATGGCTCTTGGCTCCTTAGCGGTAACGACGGCCGTTGTTGGTGCGGGCTTCGACGGTGAACTCGATATTGTCTACCACGCACTCCACCGCATTATTGAAGTCCTCCGATTCAATGGCCTCTTGCACGGCATCTTTGACGAAGTTCTCAAGCCTCGACTCGACTGCGGCAGCAACCAACTCCTCGATACGGGGCCCTATAAGGGCCATCAGGGCTTCGGTCAACTTGCCGAGGGTATCGGGCTTGGCTACTTCGATCGGGGCTGCTACGGGCTCAACGGCGGGGTCCAGGCTCATCATGATCAGCACCCCTCGCCGATGAGTTGGGCAGCCATGCGGCCTGCGAAGGCACAGTAGTCTGCGAAGAACACAGCGCCGGCTTTCTGCCGACGATGCAAGCTGATCGCGCCCATCAAAGTTGTAGCTGTTGCACTCATGGTCATCTCCTTTGGTTGGAAAGAATACTGCTCGGAGGGGTGTGACCCCCTCGAAGCGGGACTCTTATTCGATGTCGCCGGTTTTGATCTTGGAGGAATACCAATACACGGATTGCATGCTCGACACATCAGCCTTGAAGTGCTTGCGGAGAGCAGCCAACACGTCGGCGGGCTTGTTGCCATCCTTAAGCAGCTCGACCGTCATTTTGCCAATGCCAAGCTTCTTGGTGGACGTGGCCTTGGTCGGGAGCAGCGGGAGAATCTTGGCGATGGCCGCATCTTTGGAGCAAGAGAATTTCTTGATCGGCTTGGCGGCATACTTGTTGTACACAGCGGACAGGTCGGTGAGGGACATCGCGGAGAGGGTCTTGGCATCCATGGTATTCTTCCTTTCAGTTGTCAGACTCAGCAGGATTGCTTGAGTCGATGTTTGAATTATACTAGGAACGCTAGGACTTGTAAACAACTATTTGCTAGGGCCTAGAAACTAAATAGCTGTACATTTCCTAGTAACTGTGCTATACGCACGCGGGCGGGCACATCGCACGTTCTTATTAGTCGTCCGCAAAGACCTTGGCAATGGCCATACGCGTTTGGTATTCGTCGGCCTCATACGTCTGCCGAGTACGCTCCAGAATCTCGTCGTGGTTCGGCCGCTGCCAACCTGGCGGCTTAACTATGTCCATGGCATTACCACGTTTTCCTGGATTCTCGGCGGAAGCCTTTACCTTGGCCATGTTCGCATCGCGTATGGCTGACCAGTGCGAATCCAGATTGATCCCCATTCTGTGTGCCATCCCACATGCAATCCAAATAACGTCCGCCAGCTCCCCGGCGACCTGTGCAACGTCCTCCTCCAACAGAGCCTCCTTCACTTCGGCAAGCTCCTCGTTGAGAAACCTCCACCGGAATCCCTGCTCTTCGGCGCTCAGTACCCGCGGAGGCCCGTCGTAGCTCAAGTTGAATTTATCGTGGAACTTCTTCACGTCGTTAAAGTAGCTCATCTCTTCTCCAGTTGTTGTGGCCCAAAAATATGCAACATCCCTGCGGGACTTTCAAACTCGAAGACGTAGCGCTCGGCGCCTTGCGTCGTCGTAAAGGCCGCGACGATTATGCCAGCGGCCTGGTAGCTACCGCCGACCTTCATTACCAGCTCTCCTGCTTTGAACTTCATTTAGTATTTCCCCTTCTTGTGGACCGGCGTAGGCCGGTAAACTTTGTCAATATATTCGCGCACTACTTCGGGTGCACACGTTAGCCAATGCTCTCCGTTTCTCAGTACGTAGAACCGTTGCGTGCCGAAGGCAGCGGTTCGATTGACGGAGAAACTTTTAACCGAGGCCGCTGCCAATGCTCGGCCGATGCCGCGACTGGTTACCCTGGTCTTCTCGTCCGGATCATACAACGTAAGGAGGTGCTTGTTCAACACAATGTCCGGCGCCTCGGGCAATGACCAGTGCTGCTTGATCTTCTCGAGGCCCTCCTCAAGGTTATGTTGCAAGTCTTGCACGAACGCGCCCACGTCACTCTTGGCATGGTCGATCATCTCAAGCTTGGCTGACGTGAGCGGTGCCGGAGCGCCTGGATCGAACCCCTCCAAGCTCACCTCCAAGAGGTGCGCCATCAACGCTTCTTTGCCTCCTTGTTCGTCCAACCACTTCATGAACTTGACATAGAAGCTCCGCTCCTTCAGCTTAACCGGCATCCTATGTATGAACCACCTCCGATCCCGGTCCTCCAGAAACAGTCCATCGGCATGGTTGGAAGTGAAGAAGTAATTTGCGCAGTCAGTAACTTCATACGTGGGGAGGTGCTTCATATTGATCCGGACTTTTCCACGAGTAATCAGCGACTTCAGCTTGTCGGCCTCATGCCGTTTGTCTGTGCCACTAATTTCGTCACCCATTATGAATTGCTTGTTGACTGCCCACTCGTTGAAGGTGGAGAACAAATCGGCATTCTCAACGACGGTGAAGTTGTCATGGCCGTAGATTCGTCCGATCGTGACACCGATCAGCGATTTGCCCGTGCCTGTCTCAGGGCCCCAAAATAGGCAACCGGAATACATCTTCAGACCGGGCTGCTGAATGGGGGCAGCACACCATTGCTCAAACCATTTGCGATCTTTCGGCGACTCAGAGAACACGTACTCCATCAAATCGTTCCAAGGACTGATGTCGCCCTTACATGGCACACAGCCCCACGACTTCCAAGAGTTGAAACTGCCGCCTTGTGTCAATCTCGGCTTACCTGGCTCGTAGACCAAACGATTAGCGTCTCGGCGCGCCGGCCATTGCAGCCACTCTTTCGGCACGCTCAGCTCGATCCGCTTATTGGCACCGTTCTGCATTACTTGGAACTCAACGACTTTTGTGTTGGCATGCAGCCCATTCAGGAAGCTGTCTCGTTTGTATCTGTGTGCTGTGTCGAAGTCTATGATCACATCCTGATCTTTGACATAGGCATATTGATCGTTGAACTCGGCCAGGTACTCACCGAACTCCAACGGCTTAGCTTCTAAGAGCACGGCGCTCAGGTCTTGGCCCGCTACCAGGAAATCGTCTAATCCTTGCTTGTCGCCATTGATGGCAGCGGGGAGGGAGGCAATTCTTACGATTGCACCGTGCAAGACCAACATTTTAGCCAATCGTACTGAGGCCTTGGCAACTTGCGGGTTGATGGCCGCATCTGAGTCAAAGACAATAGTGACTGAGCGTGCACGCCAATTGAATTTGTCAAGCGGCGGCAGTAGAGAGACTCCTCGCTTGGCACTCTGCCACATGGTAACTCCGCCCAACGCAATCGTGTCGAAGCCATGGACTTGCGCGCAAGCGGCTTTGAACTCGCCCTCTGTAATCAGCAGGGCTCTGCTTGAATCTTTGCTCAAGGCTTCCCAATTTGCCTTAACGCCATTGACATCTGTACAGTGGGGGAGGTATATCCAATTGAGCGTGTCCTTCTGCTGCACGTATCTTTGAGGTTTGGCTAACTGAGCTCCGAAGCCGGGCGGGTCTTGCAGATACCGGAGACGATAAAAACCAGTGTCAGAGCCATCCAGGTCGCGGTAGGTCAGTTGGAGGGCTTCGACCTTGTGGAAGGCATTGTCGAGCTTGCTCGCGTCCGTATGGGCCCATATACCCAGCTCCTTGGCTAAGTCTTTTGACAGACCTGAGGAGGCCAGCTTCTCGGTAGCGCGGCTCACAAGCCCATCCTCGCGGCTCTTTGCTCTACGGCCTCAGCCATAATACTCCACTGTTTTACTTGCTTTCGCGCTACTACAGGACTCAGCACCATATCCTGCACTAGCTTAGCAACTACTTGAGACCTGTATGTGCCCAGCGCTGGCCTCCCCATTTTTACGCCGCCCGTCGCGTCTGTATACATTTTGCGGATCATCGAGTTCATCTCTATATTAGAGAGCCTGTTATATTTGCCGCGGCAGGTTATGTCAATTAAAAGCTCCTTGCCCTCAGGTGTGCCATTCAACCATTCAAATTGGGAGGGGCGAGATTCCTGAGCCATTAAGTTCTTAGCCTCTTCGTCCAGCTTCTCTAAAATGTTGTCCGGCAGCTCAATTGTGATGCGCGTTATTCCCATCGAAATACCCTCCGAAAGTGTGTGGCTATTATAAACAGCCGCCGAATAAAGTAAACCACATTTACTCGGTAAAGCTCTACGTGAAAAGGCGGCGGATTGACAACGTTTCGTTTCACGTCATTCCTAGTGCATATTTACTTTATGCATCAATGCGTTGAGCTTAGTTTCTCGGCTCTCGGATTCCGAAACTGAAACGTTATTTTCGCGTGTCAAGTTGATTTGAAATGAGAGTGTGTTCTATTCCGAATAATGTATGTGTATTCCGGCTTAATTTATATCTTTTTAATGTATTAATGTTTCATAGGTTCCAAGAACCTTGGTACCACTGCTCGAAGCGCTGAAACATCTCCCCCCCTCTAATCGCTTCCTTCGTTTCGAAGCTGCTCAGCGCGAAGATAGTTTACATTTCCCTCCACATCGTGCATTATCCGCGCATGACCCGCCCAACGAAGACCTCAGCGCCGAGTACTCAGCAGCCTAGTGCATCGGCATTAGATGCTGCCGAAGTCGTATCCAAGGGCGTAGAAGCCCGGCGCGTGGCCGCTCAGACCTTGGATACTGAGCAGGACATGTCCATGCTGCGGTGGCTCGAGGCGCGTGGTAACTCGGTGCCTCAGATCGACCCGCTCAGTGACGAAGGCCTTAGGCTCCAAGCTCTCTACGTTCAGTCGTTCTCCCAACACCCCCTCGACGTCATGCGTAGGATCATGGAGAATCCGTTCTCGGAGCCTCGTGACCGGATGTCAGCCGCCAAGTCAATCATGGAGTATTCCCTCCGCAAGCCCGCCGCGAACATGGTGCTAGATGCCAAGAGCGTAGGACTGACTATCGACGCGTCGCAGCTCTCGAACCTCAGCGCTAAGGAGCTTGATACCTTGGAAAAGATTCTCAGCAAGGCTTCGGGAGGCGAAGGATAATGGGACCTTGGAGCCCGGCACTCTCGGCTCGTGCAATGCAGCAGATGCTTGGTATCTTGAGCCCGGTGCGGCCACAACAGGTCCGTATGGCCTCCGGACTCGGCGACATAGCCGCGAGCTTACGTGGAGGCGTGCAACCCGGTGGGCAGCTCTTAAACCAGCTTCGCAGTAAGCCCGGTGTGAAGGCTAGCGCGCTGGCTCAGCACCTCGGTCACCTCGATCCGGATGCTAAGCTCTCGCCACTGCAACTTGCGGGCCAAGTGCGTAGTCCTAAGCTCTTCGCACAGCGCGGCATGACGGATAGGTTAGATGACGAAGGCATTCATGAGCTGGCCACCGACCTTATCTATGGCCCCCACTTCGAAGAGCGTCGTACTGAGCTGCTCAGGTCTATGCTCCGTGATGCTGGCCACTATGGCGTTGACGACTCTACGGTGCAGCTTGCTAACCACTTGCTGCAAGCGATGGGCACGGACAGACCAAGCGCTCAGGCCTTAGGTGCTGCGCAAGACTTCGCGTGGCGATTCCTTGGCCAAGACACTAATGACATCTACATGAACGAGCTGGCAGGCGATGCATTTGAGATGGCTCGGCAGCAAGCTGGCGGCAAGTCTATGAAGCCGGGATACGAAGGATACCAGCGGCAGCGAGGCCTGACCCGTGAGACCAACTCGACGATTCCGTACAATGCAGAGCCAAGCTACTTCGAGACTGTGCTGCGTGGCACGCCGAGCCGAGCACGTGGCGACTTGAATATCGCAGGCCAGACGGATCACTTCATGAATCCCTCGCAGCTAGGACATGCGCGTGGCTCAATGACGCCGAGTGGCAACGTGTATGTCGAGGAGCTACAGTCAGACGCACTAGAGGGTATGCCTAATCATCCGGCATTAGAGGGCATCTACGGTAAGCTCGGACGCATGCTCGTAGATCGTAGCGCTGAGGCCGGAGCGCCGAGCATCTCGTTCCCCGATGCTAATCGCATAGCTTCTGTGCGCGACTTCAGGCAGCTCCCCTTCTTCCAGGATGTCTATGACAAGCAGCTGAGCAAGCAGTTCTACGATCCACTCTCCAAGCGCGGAGTACCTTTGCGCCAAGAGAACGGGTGGACAACAATGGACCTCCCCGAAGGCGTGCTCAACGCCATTAAGAACGAAGGACTACTGAACTACAAGCGTGGAGGCTCGGTGCCGTGAACGCACCGCTCTCGCCTGTCATACTGCTAGACGCAGTGCGTAGGGCTAAGAGCCAGCGGCTGGCAGAGGGGTCGCTCCTCGAATTCAACAAGCAATGCTGGGAGATCATAGAGCCCGGTACTAAGTTCATCGATGGCTGGCACCTCCACGCCATTGCTGACCACCTGGAAGCCGTGTCCTCAGGCGAGATAGAGAACCTCGTTATAAACATCCCTCCGGGCTGCTGCAAATCGATCCTGGTGAGTGTTGCGTGGCCGGCGTGGGAGTGGACTAAGGACGCAGGGCTGAGGATCTTAGGAGCCTCATACGGTGCCGATCTGGCCATCCGCGACGCAGCCAAGTGCAAGGACATTATCACCTCCGCATGGTACCAAGAGCGGTGGCCTAAGGTCCAAGTACGTAAGGGCTCAGACCAAAAGACTAAGTACGAACTCACCTCAGGCGGTTGGCGCATGGCTACTTCGGTCGGAGGCCGTGCGACTGGAGAACATCCGGACCGGAAGATAGTGGATGACCCTACGTCTGCCAAGCAGGCTGAGTCGGATGCGGAGCGAGGGGGCGCGAACACATGGTTCGATCGCACACTGAGTACTCGCGGCGAGTCCCGAGGAGCCAGGACCGTAGTTGTGATGCAGCGGCTGGCTGAGGACGACCTGACTGGGCACATCCTTGCCGAGCAATACAACTATGAGCACCTCCACCTGCCCATGGAGTACGTCAAGCCGAAGAAGCACTATGTCACGAGCATAGGGTGGGAGGACCCGCGTACGGTGGAAGGGTCGCTGCTCTGGCCTGAGCTCTTCCCTGCCAAGAGCGTCAAGAAGCTGAAGAAGCTGCTTGGCGAGTACGGTACCGCAGGCCAGTTCCAGCAGCAGCCCGCTCCAATGGGTGGCGGCATACTCAAGACCCACCACTTTAAGCTGTGGCCTGCCAAGAAGCCGCTGCCTGTCTTCGACTACGTAGTGCAGAGTTACGACGGAGCGTACGACGACGACGCTACCTCAAACAATGACCCCACTGCGTGCACTGTATGGGGCTGCTTCACGGACGGCAAGGTCCAAGGAGCTATGCTCTTGGATGCGTGGGACGACCATCTAGGCTACCCGGACTTCAGGAAGAAGGTGATCGACGAATGGCACTCGGTCTACGGCAAGACGAAAGAGCGGAAGGGCAGGAAGTCGGACGTGGTGTTGATGGAGAACAAGAGCAGCGGCATATCGATCCTCCAAGACCTGAGAGCTGCGAACATTCCCGCGATCCCGTACAATCCAGGCAATGCCTCGAAAACAATGCGTGCACATTCCGTCGCGCCTGTTCACGAACTCGATGTAATATATATCCCTGAGTCGAGTAAAGAGCCGGGTGAATTCGTAACATGGGCGCGGCCATTTGTAGAACAAGTTGCCAAGTTTCCCAAAGCAGCGCATGACGATTACGTAGACACTTACACCCAAGCGCTGAGTCTTCTCAGGGACCAAGGACACTTCGAAATGGCTTTTGCGGACGTCGATGAAGTAGAAGAAGCCGAGTACACAAAGAGAAAGCAGAATCCCTATGCCGCCTAAACTATTCCCACCTACCAAGACCTTCGAGCGTAGTGGCGGACAGTCGACGTTCATACACCCGGCGGCAGGCACTCGGAACCTGGGTGGCGGAGTATATCTTGTCCACCCCGTGGAAGCGTCGTACAGCAAAGAGAGCCCGCTCACAATTCTGCGCAAACACCAAATGGATATGTCGAGGATGGCACGGATAGCCGAGAACCAAGGCGCCGAGGTGGCTAGACGCAAGTACGGAATGCTGGAGTCTGCGCTCGAAGACGCCTCGAATGCGGGTGGTAAGTGGTCTGAGAACCCGGAGATGCGTCTGCTTATGCAAGTTGACTCAGGCGGTAAGCCCGTAGGCGCTGCGAGCTTTCAGAAGGGCGATGTCTATGGCATAAGCAACAAAGACATTATGGACATGGACTTTACGGGCCCGGAGCCAGGCACGTTGCACTCACTTGGCGTGCTCGGCCAAACAGAGGGTGGAGTACCGTTCAAGCGTGGCGAGGAGTATATCCGCCAAGCACAGGACATGCTTGGTAATGACAACCTGCTGTTTGAGACGATCAACAAGCCGGAGTTCAGTAACTTGGAATACTACTACAACCTTGGCGCCCGCCCAACCGGGAAGAAGAGGAACGGCGGCAACCCGTTCTACGAATTTACACAACGTGCTGAGCGCGAAGCACCTGAGGTCAATGAAAATCAGCTGAGGCTGCCCGGCATGGCAAAGGGCGGGTGGATGGACTTCACAAAGTCGCCCACCAGGGCGTCTAAACAGCTCCACGTCAGCCCCAAAGACATACAACAAGGGCATAAGCAAGACCTGGCCGCTTTGGTGGCACGGGTCGCAGAACAGAGCCGCACGGTACCGACAGGAGAGCCTTACGGGCAAACTGGAAGATACACCTCCGAGGAGTTGCAGCGAGACGCCCAGTTCTGGGATACATTGGACCAAGGGCGTAGTGCTGAGATGTCGGCATCTCCGTCCCGAGCTTCTCAGATTGCGCGTGCTGCGCTCTCAGGTGCCGGGAGCTTTGGCGGGTGGGCTGCAGACGAACGGCATGAGCCCACTGCGGACTCAGCAGCTAGAATGGTTGGTGAGTTTGCAAGTGACCCATTGAATGCTGTTGGTCTTGGTGCCTTGAAGTACGCGGGTAAGTTGGCTAAGAAGGCCTTGCCGACAGCTTTGACGGCAAGCACTGCAGGCTATGCGGCTGACACAGAAGCCGCGTCACCGGTGTCATTCGACCGCATTATTAAAGGTCTTCGCAAGATGGCACCGCGCGCCGGGTACGAAAGAACTTTGCCACGCGCTGAAGGAATTCTCGAAACAGTTAGGGACTATGCGCCTGCCACTTTTGATGTCAATCGCCCAGACAGGCTCGCTGAGCTGGCAATGAAGGCGTCGCATCCAGATGAGCGGGTGAGAGTGGCGCTTACTACACCAAGGCAGTTCCGTAACTTGGCAGCTGAGCTTCCTCAATCAGCGGCGCGTGATGCTGAGGTTGACACGCTGGCCGAGATGCTAAGAACTCGGGAGTCCCTTCCTGGCGGTTCAAAGCAAGGTAACTACCACTTCGACAAGTTTCCGAAGTTCCGTGGATTCGGGGATGTCCCAACGCTTAACTTCATGGACACTGACGATCTGGCATTCTCCAGAATCCGCGGTCATGAAGGTCGCCACCGGATGCGCGCGGTGGAGCAAGCATATGGCGACCACACCCCACTGGCCATTAAGGCACAAGGCTATGAGGGCGAGGAGCTGGACAAGGCGCTGCAAAATCCGTTTGCGCTTTCTGAATCTGCTTCAAAGATCCACAGTTGGTACAGCGACCCTGATATGCTTCGTCTAATGCTGGAGAACAATGTACGTCCCGTAGAGTTCGGAGTCGGAGGCAGCGTAGCAGGAGCCGCGAAGCGCATGGCCCAGCGCTCGATGCCGAGACTGCAGGAAGGAGCGTCCTCGACGGCAGCTCCGATGGGCGCGCTGAGCGTCGTCAAACCCAAGGGCGGCAACTGGATCAACAACTCCGTGGAGGATGCGCTGCGCGGATTGAAGGGCCGGGAGATGGATCCGTTGGTAGAGCCCGATTTAGTAGACGAGATCAGCAGAACTAAGTCCATGAACTCATGGGTTGAAGGCCCGCTCACCAAGTACGTCAAGACTCGCATGGCGAGTCCCGAGGACGAAGTGCGGAGACTCGCAGAGGAGGGGGTGCTGCATACGTATGTGCCTGAGGGTTATGAAATGGCAGCTAGGAAGCGGCGACACACTGCCAAAGTAGGCATGGAGAATGACGCGATTACACCTAGCGGCATTGCTTGGGAAGATATGGCTGATTTGTCTATTTATCCTGAGAGCGCAGCTTCTAGGCTTCGTAGTGACTCCTATGGGTTTGGTACTAGTGGTGTTGAAAAAGCCGAGAGTGTGCTTAGACAAAACCCATGGCTCTCAACAGTAGACCCTAAGACCCCGGTATATACGCCCTCTACTACAAGTATGCAAGACCTCGGCTTCGCTCACCTCACCGACGAACTCCGCAACGCACTGAACCCGGACTCTGGGTTGCCGCGTCACCTGCTTCTCTCACCAGAAGCCGTCAAGAATATGAGCATGGAGAAGGCCGTGCGCCGTGTCGCTGACATCAACGCGTGGCGTGCGGAGCAGAAGGTCGCCGCGAACGCAGAGCTCGCCAACAGGGCCATGGCCGTACGTGACTACCCTCATAGCGACGCAATGCCCAACCCCAAAGGACTCAGGTGGGTGGAGTTGAAGAGCCGCCCGGATGAAGAGCTATACCACAATGAACTACGTCCGAAGGCTATGAGCAAGAAGGACGCGCACAAAGAGCTTGCCGACCAACTCAAATATGAAGGTGACACCATGGGGCACTGTGTCGGCGGCTACTGCGATGATGTGGCGAGCGGTCGGTCCCGGATCTTCAGCCTCCGAGACGCCAAGGGCGAACCGCATGTGACGGTGGAGGTTAATCCTCCGCAGCAAACCGCCCTTGGCATGGACACCCTGCCTGAAGAAGTCTGGAATGCTTTTGCCAAGGCTTACCCGTCCGGAAGACAGTCCGATTTGAAAGCGTTCGTAGCGGAGCACGCGCCGCAATATTTGCCGGAGAATGCGCCACTATCCATCTCCCAAATCAAAGGCAAGCAGAACCGCAAGCCGAATGACGAGTACCTCCCCTTCGTCCAAGACTTCGTCAAGAATCCCCCGCACGGAGTGCCTTGGGGTGATGTGGGTGACTTGGGTAACACTGGGTTGACGAAAGTGGGTGGAAGGTACGCCGATGACGCTCAAATGCGAGAGCTATCAATCAAACATTTTGGCACCGATGACACTGGCAAGTTTAGCAACGGTCCGGGTAATGGCGAGTCTGCTGTCGCGTATTACAACCGAATGAAACGCATGGAACAGTCGATGTTATCGGACATCGATAAGAATTTTGTGGCAGACATCGACGCGGGCAACTTCGCCGACGGCGGAACAGTTTCCACGAAACCGAATATCCGTGATATTATGCAAAAACTCCAGGAGTACCACGCCAATGCCTAAGATTTCCGACGAGACCGCTGAGCGGTCTGCTGCTTTCAACTCTCTCGCCATGGACTCTCCCCCTGGCGTGACCGAGCTTGCTGATGGCAGCGCCCTTGTTGAGGATGACTCCTCCGAGGCCGTCGATTCTTCCACGGACTTCTCCGCCAACCTCGCGGAAAGCCTGCCGGACTTCGACCTCAACACCATCGCCACTAACCTCCTCGAACTGATCGAGAAGGACAAAGAAGCCCGCAAGGAGCGCGACAAGCAGCAGGAAGAAGGCATAAGGCGTACAGGTCTCGGCAACGACGCCCCCGGTGGAGCGAGCTTCGAAGGTGCCTCCAAAGTCGTTCATCCGGTGCTGGCTGAAGGCTGTGTAGACTTCTCAGCCCGCGCCATCAAAGAGTTGTTCCCGAGCAACGGCCCGGTCAAGACCAAGATATTCGGCAAGACTGATGAAGCCAAGCTGGAGAAGGCCCGCAAGAAACGCGACTTCTTGAACTTCTACGTCACGGAGAAGATGCCGGAGTATCGTAGCGAGAAGGAAATCCTGTTCACGCAGTTGCCCCTCGGCGGCAGTCAGTACGAGAAATACTGGTTCGACGGCAAGCGGGTGCGGATGGAGTTCGTGCCCATCGACAAGGTGTTCCTGCCGTTCGCCGCCAATAGCTTCTACACCGCGAACCGAGTGACGCAGGAGCGCGACTTGACCGAAGCGATGGTCGACGAGCACATCAAATTTGGCTTCTACAAAGACATCTTCACCACGCATGAAGCTTCACCGGAAGAGACCGCCTCCCAAAAAGCCAACGACAAGATCGAGGGCAAGGACGACAGCGGCTACAATGAAGATGGCGTCCGCACCATCTACGAGTGCACCTGCTTCTACGATGTGGAAGGCGAAGGACGCGCCCCATACGTAATCCACATTGACGAGCCGACTGGCAAGATCGCGGCCATCTATCGCAACTGGAAAGAATCCGACGACGAGAAAACCAAGCTGGATTGGTTCGTCGAAGACAAGTTCATCCCATGGCGCGGGGCATACGGAATTGGATTCCCACACCTGATCGGTGGCCTTGCTGCCTCCCTTACGGGCTCCCTCCGAGCCCTGCTAGATTCTGCCCACATCAACAACGCCCCCGCAGCCATCAAACTCAAGGGTGGACGTGCGAGTGGGCAGAATATCAACATCGACGTCACCGGCGTCACGGAGATGGAAGCGCCCGCTGGCGTAGACGACATCCGCAAGATCATGATGCCGTTGCCGTTCAATCCCCCCAGCGCGGTGCTGTTCCAGCTCTTGGACTGGCTGACTAGCCAAGCCCGTGGGGTGGTGGCCACTGCTGAAGAGAAAATCGCAGACGCGGGCGCTAACATGCCAGTGGGGACGGCCTTGGCACTCATTGAGCAGGGTTCGCAGGTCTTCAGTTCGATCCACGCGCGTTTGCATGAAGCCCAGCGGCGTGCACTCAAGATCATCTGCCGGTTAATTGCCGACTACCCCGAGCATGCGCTGGCGGACCTTGGGCGCTTCGATTTGGTACCGGAGGACTTCCTCGACAGCGACGACATCGAGCCGGTCAGCGACCCCAACATTTTCAGCGAGACCCAGCGCTTCGCCCAGATGCAGTCGGTCATGCAGTTGGCGTCAGGCGACACCGGCAACCCCGCGATACCGTGGAACCTCATTGCCATCCGCCGTCGTATGCTGGAGTTGCTGCGCGTCGACAATGTGGACGAGCTGTTGCCGAAGCCCCTGAATCCGGTGACGGCAGACGCCGCTTCCGAGAATGTGGCGGTACTCCAAGGCTCGCAGCTCAAGGCGAACATCATTCAAGATCACCTTGCCCACATCAAGACCCACCTGATGTTCATTCTGCATCCGATGATCGGTGCATCGAATGGGTTGGGCCAGCAACTCGCCGGGCTCCTAGCGCACGTGCAGGAACATTTCATACTGGACTACGCACATGTGGTTCAGTCCGCCCAGATGGTGGCGGAAGCTCAGCACCCGGAACTGCCACCTGACCAGCTTACCCTGATGGCTGCGATGCAGGCCCAACAAGCCACCAGCGCCATGGACCAGCAGTTGCTACCACTCCTCCAACAGGCTCAGCAAGTGGTACAAAGCAAGAACCCGCCACCGCCGTCTGACCCTGCCATCGAGAAGACGTTCCAAGCCGCGATGGCCGAGATTCAGCGCAAGACGCAAGCTGACCAAGCCTCCCTGCAATTGAAGCAGCAAGAGCTTCAGATGACCAACGCCATGAAGATGCAGGAGCTTCAAGCTGCCCCGATGGTCGAACAGGTGAAGCGTGAACAGGCAGCTCAGTTGGAGCTACTCCGGATGCAGCGGGACGACCAACAGGCGCAGTTCAAAGAGATGATGGCCAATCAGCGGAACGAGGCTGACAACCGTTTCCATCAGATGACGGAGTTGGCCAAGAACAAGGACGACAACGACACCGCGATCGTCATTGAGCAGATGAAACAGCAACTCGCATCCATGCAAACAGTAGTGGAGGCCGCAGTGGCCGGCCACGCCGCCAGCCAAGCCTACACTGAGTAAAGGTTTCATAGCACAACGCATCTGCTCAACATAGAGCGGAAAGGAAGAATCAAAATGTCATCATCTGCTCCAGACATCATACTTACCTTGCTCAACACCATACATACGGACGTACAGTATGTGAAGGCTGCCCAGAAGTCTATGGGTGAGACTCTCACAGCACACATTGAGACTGAACCTGCTGAGTGGGCAGAGTTGCTCAAAGACCTGTCGAAGAATGCCTTCCCTTCCGGTGATCCAGAAGGGCATCGCAAATATCACGAAGACGAGATGGCAATGGTTGCTGCCCGAGCCGAGTTCTGGAAGAAGATGTTGTTTGAGGTCAGCAAGTATGGTCTGATCGGAGTGGTTGGTTGGCTGGCTTACACGGTGTGGGTCGCATTTTTGCATGGGCCGAGCAAGTGATAACCTTCAGCGACTACATGGGGAGGTGGTTGGGTCATCCTGACGCCACTCCCGAGCGGGTCGATAACGCCGAGAAGTTGCTGGACGCCTGCTCAGACCTTGAGGTGTTCGCCCGACAAGATGGTGTCGAGTTTCCATTGAACCCAGTCACAGGAACCCCGCTGAGCGGGGTACAGTTCGGCGGGTTCAGGCCACAGTCCTGCACAGTCGGGGCCAAGAAGTCGGCCCACAAGGAAGGCATGGCCCTCGACCGCTATGACCCTGAAGGTGCGATAGACGCATGGTGCATGGCGAACCTCCGTAGGTTGGAGTGGTGCGGTATTTATCTGGAACATCCTGACGATACCCCCGGATGGAGCCACTGGAGTACGAAGGCTCCCGGTTCAAAGAGAAGGGTGTTTCACCCGTGACCACCCTCCTATCCCACCGCATCCTGAACCTGATGTTGCGGCCCGATGCGCCTTTCCCCTCACAAACCCGAGACTCGCATGAATTCATTAAGGCATGGCGCGTTAAACAGCGACTTCGGCTTCTTGCTCGACCTGACGATCTTCTTCGTGATCGGGATTCCACTGATTTTGATAGTCCTGCTGATCTGGGAGAGCATGAATGAATGAACTGTTGCGGACGCTAGCACCAACGTTAGCCAGTGCTTTGCTCGGACCCCTCGGTGGGGTTGCGGTCACTGCCCTTGGTAGCCTGTTCAACATCGACAATGCCACAGTCGCTACGGTGTCGAAGGTCTTTCAGGACGGTAAGCTGACCCCGGAGCAACTGTCGGGGATCAAGGAACTGGAGATGAAGTACAAGGCAGACGAAGCCGAGCGAGGGTTTCGCTACGCCGATCTGGAGTTCAAGGATAGGGACTCTGCCCGGCAGATGCAGATGTCTACCCATTCAACTACGCCGACAGTGCTGACCTACATGATCACCACAGGGTTCTTCGCTATTTTGGGATTGATGCTTTACGACGACACAGTGGTGAATTCCCCACCCTTGCTCATCATGCTCGGCTCCCTCGGCACAGCGTGGACAGGTTGTGTATCGTACTGGTTTGGCACGACCAGCGGTAGTATCGCCAAGTCTAACTTGCTAGCCCAAGCGACGCCAATCAAATGAGCGCCAGCAAAGACAAGAAACGGCGCAAGGAGCGCGCCAAAGCAAGACGCAAGGCTCCACCTTTGTTTCCTAAACAACCAACCGAAGGAGAAGCAAAATGGGACGCCTCGCAAAAGTAGTTCAAGGTCAGAGCCAACCTGGTTTGAAGGCATTCAAGAAGGGCGGCGCTGTGCACACCGATGAAGCCCAAGACAAGAAGCTCATCAAGAAGATGATCAAACAGGAAGAGAAGAAAGAGAAGGGTAAGAAATAATGGACATCTTTGTCAAGTACTCGGACTCCGACACCCTTCACCATTTCCGTACCGGCGACGGAGAGGGCAGCGACCCAGCCAGCTTCCGTGCATCCGTGTTCAACGGACGCCGCGACGTTCAACTGCTTGATGCCGACGGCGTGGAGTTGGACGCCGCTGCAGTCGAGGAAGTTGCCCCGGTGGAAGTGGTCGTCGTTACCCCGACTCTTATGGACGATTTCGCCCCCATCGAGGAGGAGGCTGCTGCAGTCGAGGAAGTTGCCGCTCCGGTAGATGAGATTGTGGTCGTCGAATGACCGACCGATTACTAGCGCGGTTCACTGGCGAAGCCAAAGAGGCTTTAGCACAAACCGCCGCAGATTCCATGAAGTTCCCCAAGTCCGACCCGTTCGAGCATGGGGTGCAGTGTGGCAGGTATCAGGGTATCCAATTCGCGCTGGATATTCTGGAAGACATTTTGCGCGACAATCTTGAAAAGGAAAAACGTTCGTGAAAACCAAAGACGAATACGTAGCAGAGCATTTCCCCGTAGTGAACCCCGGTTGCCGCCCTTGCGGTAATCAGGTGTTGGTGCAATTCCGTACGATGAAGTCGGCGTCCAAGGGCGGTATTGTGCTGGTCAACGACACCAAAGACTTCAACAACGGCAACACCCAGCTTGCCATGGTGGTGTCCCTCGGGCAGATCGCCTACCGTGATCGCAACTCCGGTGAATTCTGGAAAGAGGGCGCTTGGGCAACCGTTGGGGATGTCGTCGTAGTTCCGCGTTGGAGCGGATTTCGCTTTGAGGTGCCGATTCCCGGTACGGAAGACAAAGCAATCTTCGCTATTTTTGAGGACTTCAACCTGAAGATAGTGGTTGAGTCGAATTTCGAGCAATTTGACACTCTTCTGTGAAAGGAAACAGATCATGACCGAAGAAAAGAAGGACGAAGAACTGAGGATGACTGAGGACAAGGACGGCTCCTTGGTCATTGGCGATCCCCCCGAAAAGGAAGAACCCGAGGCTGACGAGAAGCTCGCCACCTCCGACGAAGCCCACGAAGACGAAGCCGGTCACGCCGAGGAGTCCGCAGAGGACGCCGAAGCTCGTCGCCAGCGCAACCGCGAACGCCGAGCCCACAACAAGGAATCGCGCAAGAGCTACATCGAATCCTTGAAGCGCGAACTGGCTTCCCGCGACTCGCTGATCAACGACCTGTCCTCTCGTGTGGCCAGCGTCGAGCAGCGTTCCGTCGGTGCGCAGATTTCGCAGGTTGATGCGGCCATCAAGGAAGCCGAGCAGTACTACAACCACTTCAAGAACGTCAATCAACAGGCTATCGAACAGGCCAATGGCGCGGCCGCCGTGGACGCTCAGGAGAAGATGTTCGCCGCCCAGCAGCGGTATCAAATGCTCCAGAGCACCAAGAAGCAGATGGGGCAACAAGCCACCAAGCCCGCGCCTCTCGACCCGCGCCTCAAACAGCACGCTGACAGCTGGATGGAACGCAACAACTGGTATGACCCTTCCGGTCAGGATATGGACAGCGACATCGTTCTGAAGCTGGACGACCGGCTGGTCAAAGAGGGCTGGAACCCTACGACCTCTGAGTACTGGGAGGAATTGGACGCACGGGTTAAAAAATATTTGCCCCACCGCGCTGAATCTGGCTATAATAAACCTCAATCAAGTTCCAGTTCAAGACCGCGCGTTCCAGTCGGCGGCTCGAATCAGGACTCCGGCGCGGGTACGAAAACTGCCTACCGCCTTTCGGCCGAGCGCGTTCAAGCGCTTAAGGAAGCCGGAATCTACGAAGACCCAAAGAAGCGCGCCGAAGCAATTCGCCGCTATCAAGAGTACGACAAGTCCGCTGCGGCGGATAACAGATAAGGAGCAACGAATATGGCTACCAAAGACAATTTCGGCGACGATCGCCTGAAGAAATCAGCTGGGAACGATGTTCGCGGCTCCCGTGATAGCGCGGATTTTGATCGCGTACAAACCGATGGAACAACCCTGACAGCAGAGGAGCGGCGTCGTGCGCTTCGCAAAGACTGGGTCCAAGAAATCCTCCCCACCCCACCCAACATCCCCGGCTTCCATTGTTGCTGGCTGAGTACTACCAATGCGATGGACCCAATCTACAAACGGGTTCAACGTGGGTATCAGCCGGTCAAGGCGTCGGAAATGCCGGGATTTGGCGTCCAGTTCATGGCGCAAGGCGGCGAGTTCGATGGATGCATTGCCTGTAACGAAATGCTGTTGTTCAAGATTGATGAGACCACGTACAACGACCTCATGACCATTTACCACTACGATATGCCGCTGGAACAAGAGGCGTCGATTCGCGAGCGGGTGATGGGAACTCAAGAACACGACAGCGGCGGACGGGCACTTGGCAGCGTCGAAGGGGAATTCAACAACATGGGGCGTACGGTTCGTCCGCCCTCCCACTTCGCATAAAGGATAAATCATGACCGCATCAGCTGCGTACTTTGGCGCTCGCGCCATTTACCACCCCAGCGGCACCATCCGCACGGAGACCTTCTACCCGACGGTTTCCACGAATGCTGCCATCTACAAGGGCGACCTTGTCAAATGGGACGGCACCACCGGCGTTTGCATCGTGTCCGGTGCTGGCGATGCTTCCATCGGCGTTTTCGATGGTTGCCGCTACAACGACTCGACCGGCAAGCCGATCTACTCACCTTACTGGCCCGGCAGCACTTCCGGCGCGACGAACATCGAGTTCTATGTCATCACTGACCTCATGACCGAGTTCGAGATTCAGGCTAGCATTGCTGTGGCAGCGACGGCGGTTGGCGATTCGGCCAATATCACCTACGCCGCCGGTAGCACTGTTACTGGTCAGTCGGCCAGCTACATCGCAGCCCTCACAGGCGCGGCAGCAGTCGGCAACTTCCGTATTCTGGGAGTTGGACTGGGTATCGACAATGCGTGGGGTGATGCTAAAACCATCGTGCGCGTTGCCATTGGCGCTAACCAGCGCTTCACGCAAGTGAACGCGATTTAATCGCTAATTTGCTGACAGTGCCCTTGGAAGACTAACGTGACCACCGCCTTTTACGCTTACGTGCACATGAAGCCAGATCTGACCCCGTTTTATGTGGGGAAGGGGACTGAGGACAGGGCGTATGCACTTAAGGCTGGCGGGCGTAATAGATGGCATGGCAACATCGTCAAGAAGTATGGTGAAGAGAATATAGTTGTGGAGATTATGGAGTGTGCTTCTGAGCAAGAAGCTTTCTTCCGTGAAATGGCCGCAATTGATGCGCTGCGAAAAGCTGGCGTTGTTCTTTGTAACCAAACAATTGGCGGGGAAGGCGGTCAAACGTCGTCCTCGGAGAATTTGTCTGAAAAGGGCAAAGCGCGTTTCTCCAAGGACGGGGCTAAGGAAAGGCATTCTGAAATTATGAAGCAGGTCACTTCAACTGCTGAATTTAAGACTGCTGTATCTAAGGCGACTACTTTCGCGTTGCGTGGCGAAGCTAGGGAGCGCCATTTGGCGGGACTAGCCGTAGCCAATGCCAAACAGAGTTCGGAGGACCGCAGTAATGCGCAACTTCGCAGCTTTGAAGAACGCCCGGAACGCTATGAAATTCATTCCGCAGCCGCAAAGCTATTGCAGCAGAATATGAGCCAAGAGACACGGGAGTCCCGTTCTAGCAAACTCACTTCTGCCAATTTGAATAGCTGGGCTGACCCTGAAATTCGTGCTAAACGAATAGCTGGGATGCGCGGAAAGAAACATATACGTAAGTGCTCCAAGGGCGCTTAGGCGATAAATTGAAAGGAATATGAAATGGCAACGCCCATGAGATCATCGGACTTTAGGTCCATTGTTGAACCGATTCTTAACCAAGCCTTCGACGGCGTCTATGACCAGCGTGCCGACGAGTACAAGCAGGTCTTTCAGGAAAGTACCGGCATCGCCCGCGCCTACCACGAAGAGCCGATGCTGTACGGCATGTCCTCCGCTCAACTGCTCCCGGATTCGAACCCGGTCGCATACGACAGCGGCGGTCAGCTCTTCGTCAAGCGCTACACCTACGATGTCTATGGTCTGGCGTTCGCGCTGACCAAAGTCCTCGTGGAAGACGGCGACCACATCCGCATCGGCAGCACCTACTCCAAGCATCTGGCTCAGTCCATGACTGAAGCTCTGGAAACGGTATGTGCGAATCACTTCAACCGTGCCTTCACCTCCGGCTACACCGGCGGCGATGGCATCATCCTGTGCTCGGCTTCGCACACTGCCGTTACGGCTGACTCGACTGGCACGTCGAACCTTCTGACCACCTCGGCGGTGCTTTCGCAGACTTCCTTGGAACAGATTCTGGTTCAGATTCGTCAGGCTTCCGACCCGCGTGGCAAGAAGATCCGCCTCACGCCGAAGAAGCTGGTCGTGTCCCCGGCGAACATGCTGGCGGCTGAAGTCCTGTTGAAGAGCGTGCTGCGCGCTGGCACTGCCAACAACGACCTCAACCCCGTCAAGTCGATGGGTATGCTGGGCGACATCGTGACCCTGTCGCGTATGACGTCCAACACCGCTTGGTTCGTTCAGACCGATGCAGACAACGGTATGCAGGTCAAGTGGCGTCGCAAGGTCGAGAAGTCGATGGAAGGTGACTTCGAAACCGACAGCGTTCGCTACAAGTCCACCATGCGCTTCGGCTCTGGTTGGACTGACTGGCGCACCGTCTACGGCACCCCGGGCACCTAAACTTTCCGCCGGGGGTCGCAAGGCTCCCGGTAGACTTACTTAGAAAGGAAAGAAAAATGGCAATGAACGAAGACAGTACATTCACTAACTTCTCCAATGTGGAGATCGGTACGGCCACGGGGGGTGGAGCTCTAAAGGTCGGTGGGGTTTATCGCAATCTTGGTAAAGCCCAGACGGTCGCCGCCAATCTAACGTTGACTGCTGCTGATAACGGCAAGACGCTGTACTTGAATGCTGCAGCGGGTAAGACGATTATCCTCCCTGCGGTTTCGGCTGGTTTATATTTCCGGTTCGTTGTGGCTGCTGTTTTTGCCACCGACAACTGGGTTATCGATTCTGCTGAAGGCGATAATATCGATGGCTCGATCGAAGTGGCCGGGGCAGTGATAGTCGCTGGTGCTGAAGACCAAATCAACTTTGTAGCCTCCGCTGAAGCCCTCGGGGATTACGTGGAGTTGGAGAGTGACGGTGTTCAGTGGTTCGTGCATGGTATGGCCGCGTTGACTGGCGGCATCACCGTAACCGATCCATCGTAATAAACCCTTCGGGGCGGCGGGTTAAGTCCGCCCCAATGAATTTGTAATGAGGGCTGGCTTCGCCGGCACCGTGAAGGAGAACTGAAATGGCTGATACCGTAACCAGCAACACGATGATGAGCGGCGTTCGCACCAAGCGAGCGATTGTACACCTGACTGGAATCTCTGACGGCACCGGGGAGTCCGCTGTGGTCAAAGTGGATCGCTCCACCCTCCTGATTCCCGGTATCGACGCCGCGCCGACGAAGCTCCACATCGCTTCGATCCGCTGGAATATTCAGGGGTTCAGCTACATCAAACTGAGCTGGGATCATACGGCGGATGACACCATCTGCCTGCTCAGCCTCAACGGGTACGAGAACTACGAAACCTACGGCGGGTTGAAAGATCCCAACACCTCTGTGGACGCGGTGACCGGCGCTATCGGGGACATTCTCCTGACTTCGGTTGGCGCTGCTTCCGGCGCGACCTACGACATCACCCTTGAAATAATTTTGGCGTAAGGGGCGCAACGTGTTTCCGCGTAAGCGCAAAATACTCGCTCAGCTTTTGAGCAACAACTCCGGTAGTGGGGGTAGATCGGCACTGCTGGATGGCGCGCCTATCGCACTACCCCTCACCCACACCGCCATCCCCACTCGCGGCTCCCTCACCCCATCCTTCACCCGAGCCACCACAGAAACAGGCCAGAAGTGGGATGAGGCAGGCTATCTGGATTTTGTGGCGCTTGCAGGG